GCTTATGTTATGCTATTTAACTTTTATGCGTAAAGTAAATATTCCTGCTTTATTTTTTTTATTGTATGGTGTAGGATCATTGTTTTTCTATTTTCGCATCAAAAATTTACTGGAATCAGACACAAAATTATATAAAGGAACTACTGCTTTAGCAACAGGTGCAGCTGAATACGAACATATAATAGTCGGTACAACTTGTATTCTCATGTTTATATATTTACTCACCACACGTACGCGAGTGAAGTGAAGGGAGTGTTCTCACTCACATATACGTGTGGTGAAGAACTTTTACGGGGGCAAAGCCCTTGGCTGCGCCAACCCCAACTTCGTTAATCTTTATAATACCAAGGAAATTCTATGATTTTCCGTGGTATTACAGAGTTTGTTTCTTGTTTCATTGAAACAGCTAGTGGTCAGAAAACAAATAAATATATGACTTTATAGTAAAAAGCAGGACACATGTGCTGTTGCATCGCAACAATGGTACGATAAAGGTTAAGGAGGGTTCTCACCTAAAGTGAAGAACCTTGGTTTCCTTAAAAGTGTAGTACTTCCAAATCTTTTACATTCCAATATTCGCACGCACCTCCAGGTAAAGGTCGGCGAATGATAAAAGGAATGCGTTTTTCAGTCAATTCCATTTCAGCAATCAAATATCCATCAATTACATTAGCAGGCACCTTTACAAACGGTGTTGCTCCCGCATTGATTTGTTTGGCTCGCTGACCAATAATTCTAGCCTTCTCGTATTTTGTCAAGTAAGGCACTGTTTTATGTAGGTCATCAATAATAATATTAGACGAATCCCTTATAATTTTAGTTAATACAGAGATTTCGTCGTAATTGTTTACTAAACTTTCCGGATGAGATTCCGCTATATAATTTTTATTAATTTCACTATTAAATTTTTGTAGATAGTTAACGTCGTCATCCTCATCTTCTTCATCATCTACGATTTGTTCCGCCGTAACAACCATTTTTTTTGGTTTAGCTCCGCCTTGTTGTTGCTGTAAGTCAAACGGACTATTGCCATCATCATCATCTTCATCCACATCAACAACATCATCCGCATCATCATCGTCATCATTACCTACGCCTATAAAATCAGGGTCTAATTCATCAATTTCTGAGTCATTATCCTCATGGGGTCCACTGCTTTCTAATATTCCCGCGGCTTTTCTGACTATACTATGAACCATACTACTTTCAGGCTCCTCTTCTTCTTCCTCCTCCTCCTCCTCTTCATCGTCTACACAAATACTAAGTTCGTCTTCAGTGTCGCTCATTATATTATATATTATATATTAAATACATAAAATAAAAATCAATTTTTTACGGCGGTTCCCGCCCGTAATTTTCTTATAAGTATGTTATAGATGAGGTCGTATATTAAACTTAATAAACGTCAACATGTGTATTCAAGATGTGTATATATTCTAGGAATCATTGCACAGTCTGTACATTCTTTTTTTGAATATTTGTCATGTAGAAAAAAACCAGAACGTTATGTAAATAGTATAGATGATGAAGAAGATGAGTTTACGCGGGTATGGGATTATGACACTGACGTATAACTTCAAGTCTGTTCGTCCGTTTTCCATACGGTGTCGCAAGTGGAGCACAAATAGACGTATTTCATATTAACATCGTCATATCTAATATAAATAATCTCTCTGGGCTCAGGGTCCTTTGTATGATTAGTGGAGCATTCTGAATTAGGACATAAGATTTTATTAATACGCGGCAATGTAGGGTCCATTTTAGTATATTTGTTTATAATATGCGTAAATGTTTGTTCAGTTCTCTTAAGTTGAACCTTAGAGACACATACATCATCAACAGAAATGGTTGTATTTTCATTACCGCAATTACGACAGTAGTAAATTAGTTTATTAGGGTCATCGCTATCAATACGGATATAATACATGTTTTCACATACAGAACAGAAATGCATCTTATATTATAATATACTTAATTATTTATATTATAATTCAATTTTAATTTTGCGTTGATTCATTTACAAACGGAAGAATTACATCATACGTTTTATTAACTATTTCAGCTAGTTGATGAGGAGGAATATAATGTTGATTATATCTAACTCCTATTTGATTCGCAATTACAAAACTATCTGTTTTAACTATTCTATCTAGTTTAGTATAAAGGTCCCGAATCCAATCATCGCAATGCCAATTTATGATTTCTCTAGGATAAAAGTAATTAAATATATTTATATGATTTTTATGAACAAATGGATGCGAACATGTATGACTAGCACCTTCGTCTAGCCCCCACCCTAAACATAAATTATTATTCTTTTTAAAATAATCAATAAACGTTGGTATATGTTGTAAACTATAAACCACTAAATCGTCCGCATATATATATAAATAATCTGCCTCAAAATCATTTATAGCACTATTTGCTAACTGATTCACTATACATACATATGATTTATCAAAATTATTAAAAAAACGTAAATGAAAATTGGATGGTAAAACTTCTTTTATTTTTCCCTGATTGTTTAAATAAAAATCATCGTCATCATCAATCCCTACAACAAATGTATAGTTGCTAATGTCATGAGTTTTAATAGAATTATATAAAATATTTAATAATGGAATTTCGTCAACAGTATCATATTTTTGATTAGTTTTTACGAATTTGGTGGTTGAAGGAATAATAAATACTACTTTATCCATATTATTTATTATTTATTATTTATTGTTTATATTGATTATTTAATAAAACATTTAATAAATTAGTTTTTCCTATGTTTAGTTCTTCTACTTTTAGTTTTTCGTCGTGTAGACCTCCTACTTTTACTTTTTCTACGTTTAGTTTTTTTGCCACCCCATGGTTTATCTTCAGGGGGAATTTTATCATAACCGCTCTTGGCGTTCATAGCATTCAACTGTGCTAGCAATTGCGACCCATCTGGTACTGCTTGTTGAGCTAATTCACGCGATTCGTATGGTGTTATATGGCTTAAAGATTGTATATCTATAGGTCCTATAGGTCCTTCGACGTCATCTAGTTGTTCCCAGTTCTCGGGATACATCGCGGCTTCTTCTACAAGGCCAATCTGTTTTTTTAGTTTTTTACCTTCGTGTCGTGTTGCTTGTGCCGCAACACGATTGTTATACATAGTTCCCCACTCTGCTGCATTCGCAGGACGCGTAATTGTTACAGTTTTTTTCCTATCATTCAAGCCTTCAGCAAACTTAACTCCACGAGACGTGCTGTAAGGATCCATACTCTTTTCACTATTGAGTTTTTTTTCACTATTGAATCTTTTCCACATTTCATCAAACTTAACTCCACCCATTCTGTAAGGAGCCATACTCTGTTCACTATTGAATTTTTGCCACATGTCAACTCTACGAGACGTTTTGTAAGGGTCCGTGGTTTTTTCATTATTAGATTCTTTCCCCATTATATAATATATATTTATTTTTTAATATACGTTACCCTTAACTTTTACCGGAATAGGGTTTGCTGCTATAAAAACGGATTCTGTTTCTAAATCTGGCAAAGGAGGAGTTATTGCTGTCCTTTTCTTTTTTGCCGGTTCCTTTGCTGCTACCGCATCCGGCATATTTAACAAATCCATTAATTCTTTATTATCAATTTGGTCAACATGTAGTAGTAAAGCGGTCTTATATTTATTATAAAGTGTCTTATAATCAATTGTAATATTACTCATTTGATACAAATGCGTGCTTAATTGTTTAATTATAGCCTGTTCCATTATTTGTTTTTCTAAAAACTTCAACATATCCAACGCATTTTTAATGAAATTCTCCTTAACATATGGGTAAAACATATCAAATTTCATAGGATACACCCCCTCATGTTTGTTAACCATATGTAGTATCGCAATATCAATGTTCTTATATGTAATAATCTCATTATACGTGTTATAATCCGCATGTATTTTAGTGACCCCGGGTTCATTCAAAATTGGGTTTTTGCACAACAGTGTACACAACGTCAATAGGGTAGTAGATATCGTCTGGCAAGACGTCCATTGGTCGCCGCGCCAAGTATTCAACGTAGAAACACATACTTTCCCATTCGTATATAGATTCGGATTAAACCGAATGTTCTGTCCATTCGTATGATATATCACCTTCGGCGGTGAATGAGGATAATCTGTAGGATAAAAAAACTCAAAGAAATAGTTTCCACCAAAGTAAGGAGTTTCTGATGGACCAATTATTAAAGCATACCCCTTCAACATGTCTTCATCATCATGAGAGTAATAAATCCCGTTTTCAATTAATGGATTATTCATTATGTATTTTACATCGCGTACTAATCGCGTAATACATTCCTTAGATATAACTGGAATAGTCGTATTTTTAGACATATGTTTGAATATATATTAATACGTTTATATCATTTCTATAACAATATTTAGAAATAACAAAAGTAATTCATAAACTGTAAAAATGCTTATGAATTATCGTAATAAATAGGCGCCGCCATAATTATACTAATATGTAAAATTGATTAATAAAAAAATGAATTAGAAATATCTTATTATATAATAGTAATACTATGAATGATACAATGACGACGCCAATACATATGACATCACAATATAGAGACCTGACCGAATTTCTGGTAAAGCATAATGCTAAGAATGACGTGGCAAACCTAGGAACGCCAGCTCATACGCATACGCATACTAGAATCGGCGATAAGACATTGAATATATTTGGCGGGTCTTACATCATTCCTAAGGAGGATTTACCTATATTTTATAAACTTTATTATGACCATGTTTTTATAAGAAAAAAACAGGAATATTTGACAGAGCGTCAGTTGAAGACATGTGGTCCTCTCTTAGTAGATTTTGACTTTCGGTATAATTACGACGTAGAAACGAGACAGCATACTAAAGAACATATTCAAGATATGTTATTAGTGTATTTGGAGGAACTGAAGGATTTCTTTGCGTTTGAAGAAAATAAGCCGTTTTCCATTTTCATTATGGAAAAGCCGAATGTAAATAGACTAGCCGATAAATCTCTAACCAAGGACGGGATTCATATGATTGTTGGTCTACAGATGTGTAATGTGATGCAAGTCATGTTGCGAGACCGAATGCTTGCGAAGTTAGCAGAAGTATGGGATATCCCTATTATTAATACTTGGGACTCTGTGTTAGATGAGGGTATTAGTAAGGGCACTACTAATTGGCAATTATACGGTTCTAGAAAGCCGACTAATGAAGCATATGAATTGACGCAGCATTTCGTCATCACGTTTGACCCGACTGACGGTGAATTTATGATGGAGGAGCAGCGTATCCACGAATTTAACATGGAGCAGAATTTGTGTAAATTGTCGGCGCAATACGAAGACCATCCTAGGTTTGAGCATAATCCGAAGATTACTTCAGAATATAATGCGAGACTAGGTAACACAAAATCGTTGCTTAAAAAATCCACTAGTAAAACCAAGATTAAGTTGATAGATAACGGGTCGGAGGGGGATGACGACGATAGTGATAATGAAGATATCCCGTTGGATGAGATTACTAATCAAGAGATTCTAAAGAAAGCCGTGGATATTATGTTGAATAATTTGAAAACCGCAGAGTATGAGCTGAGGACAATTCATGAAATTGCGCAAGTGTTGCCAGAACAATATTATAGGCCTGGTTCGCACGAGAAAAATACGCAGGTTGCGTTTGCCCTAAAACATACTGACGACCGATTATTCTTATCATGGGTCATGTTGCGAAGCAAGGCGGCGGATTTCAGTTTTGACACGATTCCGCAATTGTATCAACGATGGCGACAATTCAAGGCTAGACCCGACGGTATTACAGCAAGGTCAATTATGTACTGGGCAAAACAGGATGCGTATGATGAATTTCAGCGAGTGAGAAAATCATCTATAGACTATTATATTGAACAGACGATGGTTACACCGACGGATTATGATTTCGCATACGTGTTATACGAGATGTTCAAGGATAAATATATATGCGTGGGTTCGGAACATAAGGTATGGTATGTATTTCGTAATCATCGGTGGGTTCCGGATAAGGGGTGCTCACTGCGATTGGCGATTTCCAAGGACATGTTCAATGCGTATCATGACAAGGCGCAAGGATTGATTATTGAAATGCAACAATTTGAGGCGGGCGATGAAAGGTATGATAGTTTGAAGCGCCGTATTAATCGTCTAAGTGTTATCTCCTTGAGTTTCAAGAAAAGCAGCGACAAGAATAATATCTTACGTGAAGCGACCGATTTGTTTTACGACGAATATTTTACGAAGAATATGGATGCGAACCGATATTTGATGTGTTTTACAAATGGTGTCATGGATTTCAAGACGAACAAGTTTAGGTCTGGGTATCCTCAGGATTACATCACAAAATCAACTAATATTCCGTATATTGAATATGAAGAAACGCAACATAATCAGATTGGAAATGATATTATAACTTTTATGGAGCAGTTGTTCCCAGTTGCGTCACTAAATAAATATATGTGGGACCATTTGGCATCGGTATTAATTGGTATCAATATCAATCAGACGTTCAACATTTACTTAGGTAGCGGGAGTAATGGAAAATCGCTATTGACTGATTTGATGTCGCATGCTCTGGGTGAGTATAAGGGTACTGTACCTATTACACTTGTTACGGAGAAACGTAACAGTATCGGAGGGACCTCATCAGAAGTTATGCAGTTGAAGGGAATCAGGTATGCGGTTATGCAAGAACCGACGAAGAACTCGCGTATTAATGAGGGTGTGATGAAGGAATTGACCGGCGGTGATCCGATACAAGCGAGAGCGTTATATGCTGAAAGCGAGACCTTTATGCCTCAGTTTAAGCTGGTGGTATGTACTAATACATTATTTGAAGTGGATAGTAATGATGATGGCACGTGGCGACGTATTCGTCTATGTCAATTTATGTCTAAATTCGTGGACCCTGGCGAAGCTCAATCTATAAATGACGACACGCCATATAAATTTCCTAAGGATAAAACGCTAAGCGAGAAATTGTCTATGTGGGCGCCGGTCTTTATGAGTATGTTAGTTAAACGTGTCGCAGTTACACATGGACATGTGGAAGATTGCGAGGTAGTAATGTCGTCGTCTAATAAGTATCGGTTTGGACAAGACCATATTGCGGGGTTCATTAGTGAAAGAATCGCGAAGAATAGTCCTGTGAAAGTGGAGAGTGAGAAGCCTATTAAAAGACAAGAGCTCATGGGGCAATTTAAAATATGGTTTCAGGAAGCTCAGGGGCAGAGAAAAATGCCTAAAGGCGTGGAATTATACGAATATATGGATAAAAAGTTTGGAAAATGCGGCAAGGACATGGCATGGCATGGGGTTCATATTATATATCCGAATAATCAACAGGATGAATCCGCTGAATTGTTAGCAGAATCTGAAACATGCTAGGTTAAGTTCTTGAACAATAAAACATCTTATTTTACAATTATTTTTTACTAATTGTAAAATTGTCTACTTAGTTGGTTTCATGTCAACATATACATTTTTGGGGAACAACGCAATAAGTTGAGCAAACCCTGATATAATATAAGGAGTCAGATAATTCATCAAAAAGGGGTACACTATTAAAACTAAAATAATAAATATTTTTACATATCTGCTATATGTAGTGCGAAAAATAAGTCCTAAAGAAATAACTATGCCCAATGCAATATATATATACATTAAAATAGTATATAAAGTCTCTATAGTAGATTGACCCTGAATTTCATAAAACGCTTTTCTATCATTTGTAATATAATCTGACTGTAAAGTAGATAAATTCGTGGATATTGCGGTGTTTTCATTCACATATTCATTATTAAGTTCACTCATATACCCTGAATTTATTACTAAACTATTATAAATAGAATTCGCTTGACCGGCATTGTTAGATTGTGTATTAAAGTCTGATTGTAGTTGGTCTGCTATAGCGTTTGCTTGTTGCGTAATAGTATCAGAACCAGGCAATGAGGCTTTTACTTGCATAATTCTATCATTTATATTTGGTGCGGTCATATATACATATACTTTTAAAAAAACGAGATGTTCATTCCCCCTGAACGACGCACATATTGACCGATGAATCATATAAACTAGCGGCATCACAACATGCTTGTCCGATACATGTACCTAATCCATCAATTGCCCAAGGGTTGACACCAGACTTAGCCCCAATAGTAGGTGCTGTACTAGAATTGAAATTCCAATTGTATTCATTGAAATTCATATTATCTCTACCTATTACGTAGATAAATTTATACCATAAATATATTACCCCGACTACCATAATAATCATGGTTAATAGTCTATATATGTTAGTAGAAAGAAGTCCTCTATTTGCTAAAAGCGTTAAAATAAAAATAGGTAAACATGTCCAAACAACTATTCGCATAAGACCTCCGTACGCATCATATTTGTCGCTATAATATGTATTAATCTCAATTAATCGTTGTTTATTCGCAGTATCGGTTTTAAGTGCATCTAGTTGCGATTGTGAATTAGTCAATTCAGTTTGAACAATATTGTTTGCTATTTTTTGTTCTGATAATGTATCTAAAGCGGACGTTAGATTTGTTTGAAAAAACTGATAATTATTGTTTAAATTCGCATATAAATTAGTTTCCATTGCTTGAACCTGTCGTATTTGTGCTAACAAAGCCGTTTTTGCTGAGGTATTTGCGGCAGAAGTTGGTTGTAGTTGTAATTGTTGTAAATTCGCATATAATTGTGTTTGAATATTTTGAAGATTACTTATATCTGCAAGAGTTTGAGTAGTTCCTTCTTGCATACTAGAAAAATCTGATGCTCCCATTAGAATATGATAATATTATATTATTTATCATATACCACTATTTTCTCACCACATTAATTGTTATAATTATACTTGCTATTGCTAAAATACTCCAAAACATATAGTGATAATTCTCTTGTAAAACCGCAATGTCACTATTTGACAACATGCCATTCACCTTATCCATTTTATGCGGATTATTAAGTATATTATTTGTGCGCGCATATTGTTGAACGCTGGCACTTAGTTCCGCTTGTTCATCATCCATCTGATTAAATACATCTACATTTTCGCCTTCTAATGTAGTAATTTTTCCAGATATTGCTGAAGCGTCTCCAGATAATGTAGCAACTGCCGCATCTAAGGCGGACCGTTTTGATTCTAACACAGAGGCTAATCCACATTTAGTAGAGGACGTCATAGGGTTTCCACTAGAAGTATAGGCTGCCCATTGAACACTATCTACATTTTGAATTGGCAAATTACAACTAGCATCACCATTTACAGTCGGTTGAGGATAGTATAAATCCACTCCAGGTTTTCCTAGAATGGTTGGTAATGATGCTCCTGTAGCATACATTCCAGAATTTTTAGGATAACATATATTATTTACATTATCAAATACAAATCCTATACATACTGGATTACTATCGCATGCGGTTTGACAACTAGACATTGTAGACGACGTAATGCCACCAATGTCATGACTTGGAGAATCTGTATCTTTCATCATTTCATAACGCCCAGCGTTTTTACCATGTGTTAACATAGAATTTGGGTAAACGGATAATCTAGAATTATCATCAATATATCCCAGTTTACCTACGCTTGAGGCAGTTCCATTTCTATCTAATTTATACAAGGCGTTAATTCCTTCACTACCATATGTTTTACCATCAGACGAATTTACCATACAACTATTATATACTGTTGTAGTGGTTAATGCTAAATTGCCATTAGTATAGACGGATAACACAAGACTGCCGTTAGTAGACGATAAGAATTCCCCTGGACTCATGGTTTCGCCCTGTTTCATATAATTTCTGCCAAATTTATTACGTGAAGCCGCCATAGAAGGATTCGCCGTGGGTGCTTGTCCATTAGTATTAGAGCACCATGCGGCATTAGTCCCCATCTTATGACTCGGGTCTACCCCTTGATACAAGCACATATTTCCGTCATCTTGTAGTATCAAATAATACACACATTGCGCCACAGTGTTAGTACAATCTAATGACATTACAGGAGCCGATTGTCCTGCTGCCGGTGCCGCAATATGCCCAGTTTGTTGAACGTTACCGCATTGATAAGTGATGTCAAAGTTTTTAGCGCAACCAGGAGACGGGTCCGCAGTAAACCCGGTTCCTACAGTATAAGAATAATTGGCACGTCCAATAGCAGAGGATAAATAAGACGTTGCATTCCCTGAACTCACGACAGTATTCGGAGCAGAGCAATTCCCACCGTAAGTGGCATTTATACTATTTATGCCCCCGTTATATGCGCATCCAGCTACATAATTATTACTAGTCCATAATGTTACTGCTGGTGTAGTCGTGTTTTTCATTATAAGTTGCCCGTTTATTATTCCTACAACGACTGATACTGTCCCAACTTGCGCTGTATAAGACTGCCATAAGACAGTGGTAACATTACCATTTTGCGCCGGACCATATTGAGTTGCGCTAGATAAACTGTTCCCAACAGAACAATACGACTTATTCGCATTTACTCCACTGGTTTGCGTGTTTTGTAACGCGAAATATTGATTTCCAGAGGCCATGGCTGCTTGTTTACATTGGTTAAAAGTATACCAATTATTGGATAATAATGTCATTGCAGGAGACGCAGCGTTATCATTATAACACCCTTGATAAGTCGCATTTGCGGAATTTATTACATTATTCACATATACATTTTTAGTAACATTAGGACCGTTGACATATTGATTTGTAATGTTTAATAGTTGGTCTTGGGCAGATTGATAGGTGCTTAAATCGGTTTCAAATGCGCGTTCAAGCGCATTTAGAGCAGAAATATCTAGTAAGGCCGAAGATGACATTGTGGCAAGACCTTCTACTAATTTAACGCTTTTTTCTAAAGCCTTACCATTTTTGATTTTTTTCTGGTATTTTTTATATAATTTACCTTGTTTTAATGTAGTGGAATCATCCATATTATAATTACGATTTGAATTACTATTGTCATATTTTGGTTCTTCAAATATATTAGTGAGTATCATTAATATAATTAGAGAGAAAAATAAGTATTAGAATTGTCTATTAAAGTAACTATATCCTAAAGCAGCCATTATCACTGCCGCTAGATATAATGTTATATTAATAAAGCCGAAAAATAGCATTATAATAAAACCAACAACTGTTATTATTGCTAATGCTAAGAAATTTTGGGGAATATATGCTAGTATAAATACGCCAAATATAACTATAACAAAAATAATTGTAGTTTTATCTAATACAGACCCACCAAATATTTGAGCTTTTAAAGTTACAAAAATGATAATAATTACTAATAATGCTAATACCCTATACTGAACTACTGAGTAATTAATTGCGACTGTTTTATCCTCATATTTTTGATCTACCGTTTTATATTCGTCAATTAATGTATTAATATTTTCTTGTTCTTCTTGTAAAGCAATATAATTATTTGATAAATTAGTAGGTATTGGTGATGATAATACTTGGTCGGCAACTGTGGGAGTTAATGTTGCTAAACCTGCTTGAATTTGTGAATTCAAAGTTGCTAGTTGGGATTGTAGTGAAGTTATAACAGAGGCATAATAAGTGGCATTAGATATTATAGCGGTGTCTGTAGACAGACCTGGCACAGGACTTCCAGCGCCAGTAGATAACCAGCAATGACGAGTACTACTATTATAAGTTGCTCCAGTACAGACTGGGGATGATGCGGAAGTACAACTTGCTTGACATAATGCGACGCTCGCTTTAGTGCTTGGACTAGACGTAATTTGACTCGTTCCCCAGAAAGTTTGTCCTGGCAAAATTTGATAGGCTCTAGTTGCACCTGGTTGCATTGCTGCAGCATAATTGGCGTAAGCTGCTTCTAATTGCGATAGTGTTAAATCATATTGTTTTTCTAAAGTTTCTAATTGTAACGCTTGTGCTGTAACGACTGTATTTCTATACCTCATTAATATTAATATATGTTAATATATTAAAAATAGCGTGTATCATAACAAAAAATATCTTGCTAAACATTTAGGATGAATGTAGAAATGTTTTGCTGCCTTTTCCTGTATTTCTCTCGTTTTTTTATTAATAAAAGACATAATATATTTTTCCATTTTAGGAGTAACCCGTAATTGTTTCATAATAATATAACAGAATATAGAATATTGTGTTATACTACTTAATTCGGCTTTATAATTAATATGGTGTCGGTGCTCTAGTTCCACCATATCGTGATGTTGGTGTTGTTGCTGGTCTTGCTGCTGTTAGCTTGGAAAACGATTGTACTACATTACCAGTAAAAAATAATTTATACATTAATATCAACAATATAATAATGCCAATAATGATTAAAATATTAAAAACATATTGAGTAACATACATAGTGTGAGTATCTGTAAAAAGTACTTCAGACCCGTTATTTGTCCCCTCTAATTGCGATAACGAGGTAGTTAACGTTTGATTTTCATTAGTGTTTGTTTGTAAACTAGTATTTAAAGAACTAGTATAATTATTTTCTGAAGTAATATCTGTCTGGATATTTTGCGCAGTAGAATAAAGACTAGTAGCCGCCGTTTGTAATTGACCTATTAATCCGGTATATATTGGCAAATATGTGCCAGTAGAATCGTCCGGGTAAGTATAGTAATTTATATAAGCAGGTATAAAATCGGCTAATATAGAGGGATATTGTGAAATTAATGTTTGTATTTGTTCTGTATATTGTGCTGGTGTATTTAATAAGTTAGGTGGTGATGCCATATTATAATAGGAGCAGAATTTATATTATACACATATCCTATAATAATAACTAGTGATAGACGTTTTACTAGGACGAATAATTTCACAAATTTGACCAGGTCTTATGCCAATAATTTGCGCAACAGGGTCAAACCTAGATATCTCCGGTAACTGACTATCATTCGTAATATTATATTTGGTTTTCAATAAGACGGATTCGGACTCAGTTAATAATCTATGCGGAGGGACCAACGAATGTTGTAGGATGTTAAACTGAAGCCCCTTAATACTTTGAATAACAATAAATATATTATCTTGTTCCCAAATATGTTTTAAAGTATTCACCATCGTTTCATTCATTTCCTCCTTGGTGATTATAAATAAAATATCATCCTTTGTCAGGATTTCTTCTAGATTAAATAAATCGTCTATCATCTCTTGAATATTTTGTGGGCGAATCGTTTTTGCTAAATAATATCTAATATATATTTTGTTTTTTCTCTCGTTATGTTCAGCTGGTTCTATCTTTTCTAAGAGCATATCTAACTGCGCATTTTGATACATGGTGTTCACCTCGTTAATACTGAAGTTTGCGTATTCTTCAGTATTATACCCTTGAACCTTCATCAAGTCCAAAATATTAAGCCTTGACTTATAAATAGAAGAAATAATACTACTAGAGTTCTGTAATGCCATCTTGATTATAATATACATATAATTTTTAAATTATAATTCAATTTTAACGGGGGCAAGCCCCCTTAAGTAAATGTAATAGTTTTTTTAGTATTGCTTGTATCCGGTTCTTCTTCTTTACTGTCATCTTCTTTATTTTTTAATATGGATTTAGGCGTAGGTTCATCTACTTCCAAAATAGAATTCTGTTTTATTATCATTGGTGGAGTGTTATCAACGTTATTTCTCAATTTTTCATCAATGAGTTCTTGTAATTTGACTTGTTGTTCAGGAGTTAATTTATCATATTCTGTTTTATTTGTCCCTTGAATATTGTAAGGGTTGGATTGTGTTGGAAGAGCTCCTCGTGCAACTCCTTCTTTTGGCGTAGCGCTAATATTTGGATTATACTCTGGTGATGAACCTGTATCCGACCCTGTGTCCGACCCTGTATTTGGGTTATATGCTGGAGACCCTGATGCCAGCAGTGCTTCTCCTAGTTCTTGTTCTTGTTCTAGTTCTAGTTCTGGTTCATACGCAGGAGACCCTGAAGCCAGTTGTGGTTCATATACTGGAGACCCTGACTGTTCTGTTGAATTGGCAGGCAAAGGGCTTGGAGGCGAGAAATCTGGCGATGTTGCTTCTATTTTTACGGATTCTTCTGGCGAAAATTCAGGCGAGGTTGGTTCAATAATAGGTTCAGGCTCTAACTCTGGCTCTGGCTCTCGCTCTAAAGTAGAAGAAACAGGCCCACCCATTTTTACTTTAGACAACTTGCGCTTCATTGCAGCAGTGTATGAGTTAACTACCTTACTAAAATCGTGTTCCTCTGTCTTCAATAACTTATTAATATTATCAGAATATGACATACTATTCAACTGGTCAATATTATCCTCCGTAATAATGCGCATTTGAACATTCATTACTTGTAATTCCTGAATCAACAGTTTCAGAGAATAAGGAATACGCACTATGCTGAAAGACCGCCCAAATCGACTAATATTATCTATATTCATTTTACCGTCCATTGTACCAGTGAATTTTATAGGACCGTCCGCCAGCGGACTCAAGAATAAGTTAGACGAACTATTATATATCGCAATCCCACCAGTTTTATTACATACTGCCATATAATACTCGTCTCCACGAATCATATAAGAATCATTTAAAAACGCCGCTGCACCATGAGCCAATATTGCGTCACGTTCCATCTCACCTATACGCAGCCCTCCGTCATTTGCTCGTCCAGAAACTGGTTGTCTAGTCAACATCGTCTGCGGACCACGTGCCCTATAATTGATTTTATCCTTGACCATGTGTTTCAACCGCATATAATATGTTGGTCCTATAAATATATCTGCTTGTAACTGCTCTCCAGACATCCCATTATATAATAATTCATTGCCTGTCCCATTGAACCCTTGTTTCAATAACATATTTCCATATAATTCCGTGTTAGACCCCTTTACCGCAAACGCAGTACAGTCTCCGAAACCGCCATAAGTGGCACATGCTTTCCCAAACAACATTTCCACTAATTGTCCAATTGTCATACGAGATGGAATCGCATGTGGGTTAATAATCAAATCTGGTCTAATCCCCTGAACATTGAATGGCATATCCGCCTCCGGAATGATTAGCCCTATTGTACCTTTTTGTCCAGCACGCGACGCCATTTTATCGCCAATTGCTGGTAAACGTTCTTCTCTCACGCGAATCTTCGCAATGCGAAACCCTTCTTCGCCTTCAGTTAAAAAGGATTTATCTACGAACCCTAATTGGCCTTTTTTAGGCATTGTAGAGGCATCCGAATAGGATGTAGCATTATCAGTAGAAGTAGTAACTTTGCCTATAACAACTGTCTTATCGTCTAAAGCAGTATTCTCTTTAATTAAGCCCCATTTGTCAAGTTGGCTATAATCATATCCAGGCTTAATTCCTGCAACAGTTTTATCCATAATATTCGCAAAATGCGAGTTAGATGTAGATCCGGCGACTTTACTACTTTCTTCGCGGGATTCATACATGGACATGTAAGTTGTGCGGAATAGTCCTCTAGCGACAGACCCTTCATTTATTAAAATAGCGTCCTCCACATTATACCCTGTATAAGACATGATAGCCACAATCGCATTGATGCCATACGGCTGCTCCTCTTTATTAATATAATCTAAATACCTGGATTTGATTAAAGGAATTTGACCATAGTTTAATATAACCCCCATCTTATCTATTCGCATCTGGTAATTAGAATGATATACTGATACCGCCTGTTTACTTTGACCACACGAAAACGCACAACGAGTTACCGGATTATATTCAGGATAAATAACCATATTTCCTAATACACCAAGAATGAGAGAAGGGTCAATCTCCATATGCGTATAATACTTGCTTTTAGTTAGGTCCTCCTCACTAGTCGCAATTAAAGCGGATTCTTCCTCCGAGGTATCTACATAATCAATTATAGATTTAGACTTCTCAAGAGATTCTATGGAGGTATTTAAGTCATATAAATCCCCAATGTTATAAATCCGATTGTTTTTACTATTAAAATGCTCATCATTCTTCTTTCTTATACCAGTAACGGCTTGCTCCCATGTTATCTCTCCACTACTAAATAATTGTTTAACATCTGGCCTATCATAACTTACTTTCCTGTCGTCAATATAATATATAGGACGTGTTAATCGCCCAGCATCCGTATAGATATATATTTCATTATTGCCATAATTAAACGTAATACTAGTATACGCAGGAATAATCCCATTACGCCGGAATAATTTCAACATATTACACGTTTGTATAGGATTATCTATGACTCCTATCCAGTTCCCATTTACTATAATTTTACTAGACGCGGCCATAAATTTAGGACTACACTCTTGTAGCAATTTCATAGGAATATTTTCTCTCAACCATTTAATCATAGGATAAGCAGAGCTGCCGCTAGTAATATACGTGCTAATCGCCAGGTGTTTATGAAGCCCGATATTCCCACCATCGGGAGTGTCTAGCGGGTCTATATATCCCCATTGGGAACTATTCAGAAGTCGCGGACCAACTACTTTAGCACTGGCATCTAAAGGAAGATTGATTTTTCTTAAATGAGAGATAAATGAATTCCATGACAACCGGTTCAAATCTTGGACCGCCCCTATTCGCTTCGTTTTCTCTTCGGCTCCCCAATTCCCTTTAAATGCTTTTTTGAAACCATTGTCTATTATTCTCTCTTTGAAGAATTCACGATAATTGTTTTCTATCAAAGCTGGGAAACTCTCTCCTTTATAAACTCCTGTATGATAGTAGTGTTCATTATCAATCGCTAAAGCAATCGCTCGTTTTTGAATTAAATAATACTCTCTGAACAAATCATAAATGAGAGAACCGGATAACTCTATGCGCTTAAACCCGAAATTATCGCGGTCAGTAGGCTTATCCTGTTTCCCGAACACGCGCAACAATTTATTCACCATTAGACCAATAAAATACGCCTTGTCTAAGAAGTTGGTCTCTCCTACATGCGGTAAAAAATAGTTCATTAAAACGTCTAGGGCACTATATACGGTGCCATGTTTATGTAATGATGCGATATATCGCAATGACACTTCTTGACTGAAGAATTTACTGGCGTCGTGTATGGACGGAATAAACATGTCTACGTAAGACGCGTTTTTCTCCAAATCTAGAAGACAGTATTCTATGATGGATTTGTCAGAAATGACACCTAGAGCACGCATCAGAATAAATAGGGGTACTGGTTTTCTCAAATTCGGGACATCTACCACAATCTGATTATTAGACAGCGTTGTGCTAGGAGCAACAATTCTTATAGAGGTTTTACGAATCGGCTTAGAAGCGTCTTCTGATACTGACCGAATTTCGGCAGAATGACTATAAATATTGTCCGCTTTATTGACTTTAATATAAATCATATTATCTGCAAACTTCTCTTGAGAGATAAGTACCTTCTCCTTGCCGTCTATGATGAAATAACCGCCATAATCATTTCGGCATTCCCCCATATTAAATCGTACATCTGGAGCTAATGATTTTAATATACACAAGTTAGACTGAAGCATAATAGGAAATCTGCCTAGATATATCTGGTCGGGTAAAGTAATACTATGCGTCCTGCGTTCTTCTCCTACAAAAAAGATGAAATCTACGTCAACTTCGTAATGGACAGTTACTCCATAAGTCATGTTTTGTAATCGTGCGTTATTGGGATACATAAAATGCGCATAATTATCATCGTAGATAATTGGTTTTCCAAAAAATATTTTATCTCCGGTTTTCCCACCTAAATATAATAATGCCTGATTACGTTTTTCGTCATCTGGATTCTCCTTATCTGCTCTCTCTATGAAGCGAATAGGGTTGTTTTCGCGGAAAATTCGGTTAATTCCAGAATTGAAGAATTCGTTATATGACTCTAAATGATGTGCGACTAAATTGTTTGGATTTTCCTTGAAATACTTATCTATAAGTTGCCATGAAATATTATCTGTCATCGTATCTATCTATAGTATAAATAGATTATATTCATACTATATTTTACCTATAATATATTATACGTGCGTAAGTCCCAGTCGGCTAATGCCAAAGGAGGCTTGTCGTTGTAAGTTTACGGGTTTTCTTACGTTTTCCCCCCTTACTTTCTGTATTTATTTTTTTAGTATGTTTCTTTGTAACATGCGTTTTAATATCCATTATTTTAAACACAGTCCATGGCTGAGTGGGTCTATCTAATAAATAAGGACGTAAGTGCGCCCATTGTATATGTTCGTCACAGAACTTATTTTTATCAAACGGTGTGCCGCATGAATTTCCATAACGCCCAACAAATGACATACCCTTAATCATTGTAGAATCCGCAACACATCCATCTGTGGCTCCTCTAGGCTGATAAGGGAGCGGCCTATCTGCCTGTGACATATATTCCCTCGCATCTAAGTCGTAATGCGAACATACCGTGCGAGAACAAGGAAGGTCTTCTTTTTTCAAATACACATCATAATGGTCCGCTATAAGCATTTTAGCAACATCTACGTCTAGTTTTCCCTTATATTCCACCATTAATTCTTCTAATCGCACCTTTCTCGCACCCTGATGCCGTCTAACATCATTAAATCCGGAGTTAGTACATTCTTGATTACGGATTCGTGGGTCATACGTAGCATTAAATCCGATAAAATATCCATCTTTTGTTCTCTCTACATTATGAAATTTCAATCCTAATTCTAATCGTAGAATTTCGTTCGTATTAATATCCCCAAACAACCACGCATTTGCGTAATCACCAGAATTGCCGTCTAAAAGAATTTTAACATAATCGTCCATATTATCTCCATATTGCATGGCTTTGCGAATACGACATGAAATAGGGAAATTATTTTCAAATGGTAAAAATCCGCCAATGGTGGTTTCTGTGCCAATAATTCCTGCGCTTGTTACAAAAAAATCGGTTGCGCTCCATATAAGTCCCGCAGTAGTTTGCATCAATATCCTATGTCCATTTTCAGGGTTTATATCTACAACCATGTTTATATATTGCCCACTAGTGAAATTATCAAAATTATTATGCGCCACTACAATTTGTTTATCAGCGGTATAACTCCCTACAGCGATGAAGGCACTACAACGGTCGCTGCCACCGCCATTACGGTTGCTACCTCCTCCTTCTAAACCTCCTGCTTTACGGCCGCTAGTGCCATCTTTGTTAGGATACCAGTAACCAGTCAGAGCAATATAATTATTCCATGCTAATATTTCGTCAGATGACACCTTAAACCCCGCGGCAGAACATCCTTCAGCGATTCCTTCCATTTCTTCGTATATTTCAGGGAAGTTTTCAATTATTTTTTGTTTATATAATTTGACAGCAGCATCAATGAAATATTCCCATGTCTCTCCTGTGTCGTCATATGTAGTATATTTGACCATATCAAATATTTGTTTTAGTTCTGTAGCAATTAAGCTACCATACGCATATCCACGTTCTTTTGGGGCACCCTTAATTGAGATGAATTTCCATCCATTTACCTGATATGACAAGCCGTTGTTTACATGTTTAATGTTATTCATATTATAATAATATAATATTATTATAATTCTAAAACTTAGAAATACGTCTTTTAGTGTTACGCTTCTTTCTACAAAATTGTCTTTTTGTTCCACTAGCATAAAGGCAACTGCGTTTAGCAACTTTACAAGTTTTCCTAGCACGACCACGACAGGTGACTCTTCTTGCCATCTTATATATATAACCCTATATTATTTTATTTATTTATCATGACTAATCCAATAATTAAAAATATTAAAATAAAAGGAAGTAATACTAAAAACCATGAAATCCCTACATGCCCGCTACGGCAGATTAAATTCAATACCCATGTCCAAAAAAGGATGTATATTAATTTAAACAAAAATACTAAAATGGTGCTGGGAACACGCATAGAAAAACTGCCTATATTACAACTATTCGTATTTCCAATATTTTGTATTACTATTAAAAATAACGCAATCATTGAAACTACAAAATACAATACTGCTGGAGCACATAATTCTTTAAGCGATTTTGGAAACGACATTATATATTATTTTAAGAAAAATATATAATTAAACAACATCACGTTCCTGTCTTAACAAAAACACTAACTTATTCATATAGTTCATTTTTTCTTTCTGCTTACAATTTTACGGCTTTTCCTAAACCGCCTTTTCTTGCTTTTTCTAACTCTCCTTTTCTTACTACTCTTTTTACTCTTTCTTCTGCCACCAAATGTTAACCTTTCAGAAACAGGGTATTCATGTTCAGGCACTTGTGTTCCATTAGCATAATAATATGGCGGACCTACATTGTTTGCTGTAGTCACCTCTATTAGATTGCCGTCAGCACCTATATAATACATAATGTTGCCGCTTTTAGTAGTCCTTACAGTACGCGGTGTTGGACCAAATAATTCCACCTGGCTACTAGGCAGTTTAGCTGCTGGTGTGCTAAAAAGGGGAGGCGAATCATATCGTTCAGTAGCAGCAGTGGTAGGCGTAGTTGGGCCACTATTAGACTCTTTTACTGGTGTGCTTGACATATTATATACTACTAAATTAATGTAGCTAAATAAGTAATGAACTTAAATAAGTAATGAACCTAAATAATTATTAGCTGGAGCTTGCATCCATGGTAGTGGGTTTACTGGTTGAGTCAGTCCATTTAATCCATTGTACGCGCCGTGAATATTATATGCAGCACTTCTTCCTAAATTAACCAAATCTTGTGGTAATAATCCAGCCATACTACCACCCTTACGCATTCTTCTGCTTTTAGTAGCGCCTCCCCTTAACATATGATCCCTCATGTGCGCCGAATTTACTCCTTGGGTTTGCGGGTCGCCCATGTTATATAAATTAAGTTTGTAATGATTGAAATCTCCGCTTACGTGGTTTGAACCCGGCCAATGCGCAGGTGTCCACGGTTTTCCGACTAATCCTTCACCACCAACCATGCGCTTGCGGCGTCTGCCGCCACCCACTGAACACGTTGTACATCCACCCTTCATACTATTACACTTAGAACAACGTGCTTTTCTAGTGCGATGATACGCACAACCCTTCATATTCCATAGTTTTTGGCGTTTACTGCTACTACGACTCTTTTTACTACGTCTAACCATATAATATATACATATAAAAAATCTGCGGGACACCTTTCTTAACCTCGTCTAGCCGGTTCAAACATCGTTAAAAGATAATATAAAATTACGCCTTTGAACTAAAAATGTTCATATTAACAAATACTCATTTTTTCTAAAAATGGTAAATATATTAATAAATAAGTTGCGTAATAAATCATGACCAAATTTACGCCCCAACACCACATACTCCAAATAGTATTATCATTTTTGTAATTTACAAAAGCAATAAGTAAAGTAACTAATCCAAAGATAAGTCCAACCCATTTTTTTTCATAAACAAAACTAAATAAAAAGAAGAACATCCATCCTATCCAAATGATTGGTGTTGTATCAAAAAATTGCCATTTTAAATGACCGCTTTTGCTTATAACAGAGTGAATATGTTTAGTAGAAAATTTATATATTGAAAATGGAATTGCTAGCAATAAATAAGAAATTAATAATAAATTGCGTAATGATTTATTTGTTACAATCATAATACTTATAATGGGTTGTATAATTAGTAAAAGTGTCGCAGAAATAGAAAATATATTATTGTAAAATTTATTGTTAATATTTTTCCAAATAAAAAATTCTATTAATTGCATAAACACAAATGATGCGATAAAAAGATACATCCATGTATTATTCAATTCTTGAATTTTGTATTTGGTAAAAGAATTATTATAAATAACAAGTGCTAATACAACACCACTAAATAAAAATGTATTTAATGAGACATGTTCATTCCAACACATTAGTATATAAAATATGTTTATAATAATTTTATGGGGTCTACAAAGCGGTCCGTCCCTTACTCAATATCCACATGCGTTAACATATGTCTCCTGCAACACATCTTGGTTAATCCCAGTTCATCCAATACTTCTCCTTCGGGGGTTTTTTCACTAAATTCCTTCGTTAAATATAATACTTTATCAATGTCCATTTTTTTCGCAAGCTTCTTCTTGATAACTTGTTCCACATAATATCTATACTTGTCCGCAATAACATTGCCGCATGTAAAACATTTAATCGGTATAATCATTCTATAATATTGCGTTTTATATTTTTATATTATTTGAATTCAATTTTATTATAGTTATAATATAAATGACTAAATCTAGGAGAGTTAGAACTAGACGAACCAGAAGAACCAGAGGGTTTAAGCGCACTGGTAAGTATTTGAAAGAAGGTGTCCAAAAGGTCACTTCTACAGTAGTGCCCGTAATTGAAACGATAGGAAACAAAACAGTTACTGTTGCGCAGAAATCTATACCAGTTGTAAAAAATGGCATACATAATTTCTTTGGACTATTTGCCTCCAGCAAAACTAAAAAACACCGCAGTAGAAGGCACCGAAAGCATTAATTGTTTATAATAATAATGCCTTTATTCGTTTTTACTTTTTTATGCGTTCCCTTCTGTTTATGAATTGCGTTATGACATTGTTCACATAGTGTCACTAAATTGGCCTCCTTGTTTTTATGAAACACGCTACCAGTTTCCGCATTTATAATAACTCCTGCTTCATTTGCTGCCTGTTGGTGTTGTAAATGATGTACTTCTGTGCCCATCACCTTATTACAATTTTCACATAATCCCATCACCTTTTTACTATTGTAATGCGACGTTTTGAGAGAAAGAATACTCCCCGTTTCAGGATTATATTTCCGGCGAATAGTATGTGCCCTATCCAAAAACTCTGCGGGCAAATTTAGCGCCTTACATACTTCTAGGCCATACATATTATCGCCTGGACCGTCTTTCAACTTCCTATCATAAATTAACAAATCGCGCTCCTTATCATAACGCACTGTCATATGTTTCATCGCTAACTTGGTCAACGCATTAACTTCCTCAAATTTGACGATTTCATGTAAATGCGTCGCAAATATGCTGCTACTACCAATGTTATGTAGCTGCTCAATGCCCGCGACGAAAATGCTTATAGCTGAAACACTCTCCGTGCCAGAGCATAATTCGTCACCTAATATTAAACTCTGTTGGTCAGCTAATCGTAAAATAGTTCTTAATTCAGACATTTCAACCGCAAAAGTAGAGAGACCTTTGAAAATATTATCGTCACCTAAAATGCGTGTAAATATCTGTTTATATGGGGAAAATCGGAAAGAACTACAAGGGACATATAGTCCAGCTTGTGCCATAATAACTACAATTCCTATCGCGCGTATTAAACTCGTTTTTCCTACAGCGTTTGTGCCGTATAATAGAATCGTATCAGTCGCAGATTCATTAGTATTGCCCGTGCCTAGAATCACATCATTTGTCACATAAAGCTCATTCTGTTGAATATGCTCAATAAGGCAATGCCGAATATTTTTAATATCTACAAAAGATTTAGAGCCATTAAGAGCAACAGTCGGCTTACAATAATTGTATTTTTTCGCAATCGTCATTTTAGCATACACTATATCAATTAGTGTAATATATGAAATAATACATGCGAACTCAGTCTGATATGCTTTAAATTGGTCTATAAAAGCTAAATAAGACGATAATATTAGGTCCTTCATATTATGTTTTTGTTCCACAATGTCACCACAAATCTTATCAATTTCCGCACTTGAAATGAAATTATTCGCAGTGGATTGTGGGGTAAAATGAATAGTATCTACGGAGCATTTGAATATGAATAAACTAGGAACTTTATAATCAGATGACTCATAAGAAATAGTTTCAACATGGTCACTATCCGAAGATAAGGCATTTTTCAAAATAGCGCATCGCCTCTTAGTGGCAATTAACCCATGACTATTTTTCTCCGTTTCATGGATTTTAACATAATCCGCTGCTATTGTCTTCCCGGTTTTAGGTAGCATTAAATTAATCCGACTATCAAAATATTTTCGCATAGATTCAAGAATAGCGAGAGAATCATTGAATATGTGCATAGATTCATCTAATTGTTTGTTGATTCCTGGTCTAATAAAATTAGTTTCAAATTGCGTTATCACATCAATCTCTTCGCACAAGGACACGTCAACGTTTTTATCAATTAATTCTAAAAAAGTGTCGCAATATGTGTTAATATACGCATATTCCTCGGAATTTTCTAGAATGTATGTGTTAAATACTGGGTCCGCCAATACAACTTCATTAATTTCCTTGATAGCAGAAAGATTTTTATAAAATTGGGAAATGGTTTTTGGAGAGATCTTTTTCATAAACAATTGCCTATTAATTTTAGCAATATCCTTGATATCAGATAGTAAAGGCATTGCATTATTATCAGTACACTGTAATAAGTGCTCAGTCATGTTATATTCTTGCTCCAAATAACGTATATTTGTCGTCGGGTTTACTAGATTATACGCGAATTGTCGTTTTCCCATAGCAGTTACACATACATTTAACATTGAATTCACTGACGAATATTTGCCAGTATATACATGGTCGTCTATAATATTCAATTGCTTCAATGAATGATTTGCTAACATAACGCGGTCAGAACAATTCTCAAAAATAGGTTCCGCAATATTATGCGTCAAGTTGGGATTATGCTGATATATAAAGTCTAATAAATATACAAATGCCTGTGTAGCAATAGTATATTCATAAAAATTCTGACAGAATACTGAGAAATCCTTTATAGTATAGAATCGTTCTAACACAGTTTTTTGATACGTCTGTTTTTCGCAGTTTATAAAGGGTTGTCCTCCCATAATCTTATGTATGGATTTACACTGAATGTTCGCATAACTAATGATATTATTCATTTCCTTATCACTAATGTTACCTATAAGGATAACCTCACTAGGGTTATATATGGAAATAAATCGGTCTAATTCGTCAAATGTGGTCGGACCATCTACATACATTTCTGTAAATTCAAATATACTCGTTTTTCCAGTGTAGATGTCAATACTGGCAATACCAACGGAAATCATTTTATTAGACCCTGCGGATTTGTTCATTTTATTCATTTTGTTTATAATTGAATTAACATTATCCGTAATATTTACCCAGATACATACGGTGTTATTCGTAATATGATTATCATCTGCGCTAAAATAGGTACCGGGTGAAACAACGTCTATTAAACTCCGAGTGATACTGTCATTTTTATCATTATCGTTTTGACCAAAAATTACACTAGTAAATCCGCCCTCTTGTAATTTTTTAACATATTTATCTATGCCAGATAAAATAAACCCGGCAAACACCAGCTTGGAATTATCTATTGTTTGTTTTTTGTCAACTACGTTTAAGTCACATATTCTGCCAAAATCTATAATTTGACTACCAGAAACCACATTAGTCACTTTATTCTGTAATCCATAGACCTCAAAAAATGCGCCGACTTGCATTAATACGATTGTGTTTTTCCCATATTGACTTTGATACAATATGGTTTTTTCAAAATAATCCCTTATTAATGACATGCTAATGTATATATTAAATATATTAGGATGTATTTATATAGTATTTTTACTACAAATATAATGCACGAGCTATGTCCTTTATATACTTAGAGTCGTATGCCATATCAGTACAGTGACCAATATGTAACTTTTCAATGTTGAGTATATTTAACAAGTCCACTTTATCTTGTCGTTGACGTATATAATTGTTATGTGTAACCCTATTAATGAATGGGTCTCTTTTACACCATATGTTTATTATTTTTGTAGTAGGCTCTTGGGCTAAATTAAACCCGGTAATGTCATACATTTCGTCATCAGTGAAGTTATGTATATTTTGTATTAGTTTTACTAATTCTTTCCCTCCATTTTTAAATGGATTGCCGGATTTTATTAATTTAGACCTGATTTCGTCAATGTTATAATGATTATTATAAATATTATACACAATGGTGAAAAATAGAATATCTATACGATATACCCAGTTATGTTGAAAACTCCTGACATTATCCATCACTTGCCACGGAGTGTCGTATGTAATTAGTTTTTTGCTACATTTTATATGCTTTAAATTACTAAGTATGTGACTAGCTACAACGCCGCCAGATGAAAACCCAAATATAACCAATTCTTCTATATCTTGCGCTATGTTTTTATTTATATACTCTATGATGTCCTTGTAAATAGTTATGTTAGATTTATCAGGTTTTTCAAATACAATAAGTTCGTAAGCATAAAACAAATTTGTGTGCGATTCTTGTAAATCACGAATAGTTTTATATATATACACGTCGTATAACAGTTGGTATGATCCTGATATAAATAATATGTATTTTTTTAATTGACGATTAGTTTTATAAACAACCATTTTATGTGATACGTCGTCTATTGTATAATCAACGGTAGTTTTAGTCAAAACTGGCAATCTATTAGCGTAAATAAATAACATATAAAAATGCTGAATTAACATATAAATAAAATAAAAAATATTATACATAACATTACATAGTATTTTTTGTTATTTATTATAACGCATTTCAACGTTGTGTAGGTGTCGCATTATTCTCAGTAACGTCTAACACAATAAAATCGTCGTCAGGGCGACCTATAAAAAAAGAAAGTAATTTTTGTTTACAATATCTGAATACCTTATATGTAATAAGATGTAGTTTATAATAGATAGTTTTTAATATAATGAGAGCCCAAATGATATAAAATGGTAATGTTATTTTATCTGTATGTTCTTTAATGACGTGATCCCTATATTTTTCATCATATATAGAGAATTCAACTGAAAACTCGCCAGACGCGTCCTTATACATAACTTTATGTCCGTAAACAACATTTTTAGTAGGCAAATTCCATACAAACCTTTTAAACTTAGCGGGGTCTATTTGTAAGAAATGTTGTAATTTCAATATGGTTCGTTTTATATTGTCAGTAAATACGTCTACATCAATATCGCTTTTTCCTGGGAAATAATCACCTCGTTGAATACTTCCAAAATATAATAATTTAGTTTCTAATACATCACTTAAATTCGCAAACCAATCTTTAATATGTGGTTGTAAATTATATTTGGTCTGTTCCATTATATAATATAATTATTATATATTATAACAATTATACACCGATGAAGATTTAAATCCGCGCAACCACCTTCGGTGGTTATACGTTTTAATTCATTTATCGGCAACGTTTCTTTTGAATGATATAAATAGCCCGCCACTGCGAAGCATTGGCGGGCGGATTTAAATTTTCAAAGGTGTATTATGGATTCATAAAATTATGTACCATAATGTCCTGATTAGTATTTATGACATCACCGGTTAACATGGCGGATTCATAGGTTTTCCTTAACACATCATTCGGCGCGTTACTGCCTACTTTAATAAATCCATGGTCTCTCAGGTATTTTTTGACATCTGCTATGGGTAACTGTTTTAATTCCTTATGCGCCATTTGAACTTTTTTACGGGTATTTTTATCCTTAATTAACACAGAAACTTTTCTATAAATATTTGATTTTCCTAATGTGTATTTTTTACGAATGGTTTTTTTAATTACAGATTTTTTTGGAATTAATGAAGCTAAATTAACGGGACTAGGTGTAACCGTTTCTTCTAACTTATTTGATGCAATATGTTCTAATTCTTGTTGTTTAACACGTTGTTTCATCTCATTAAGTTTTTGTTCTCTCATATTTAAAACAGGCTCTTGACCAGTTTGTATAAACATTGTGTTTTCTACTTGTGTAGGTAACATAGCAGGGTGTGATGGCATTGATACTACTTGTATTGGTGCAGATTGTGCTGCTTGTGCTGCTGGTTGATACATTGGGACTGCTACTGTTTGTACTGCTGGCACAAAACTTTGTACATTTTTTTTAGTGCATTGCCATGTTCTATATGTAGGTTTACTCCCATTTTTTAAACATCCGTAAGGCACAGTAGAATCAACTGAATAATTTTTTAATGTAATAGGTGTAGGCTCAGTTATTCTAGCAACATGTTCAAATCGTTGTTCTTGTAATTCTATAGGCAGTTCTAATTCTACGTGTACATTATTATAATTCGCATGTTTAATGGTATGGTTATGAGCATTATTTGGTTTTTTAGGCTGTTGCGACAATTGTGTTAAATAACTAATAGAATCATGGAATTCATCAGAATATTGTCCTACATTATCACTAACTGCAGTAGTAAGTTCCTTTTCTTTTTCTGTTGACTGCTCTATTTCACCTTTTTTATGTTCTTTAATTCTTTTCAAAAACTTATTTCTTAATACGTTCGGTGATATTAGAGGAACCGGTTTATTTTTTAAACTGGTATTCTTTCTTGTTTTATTATTAGCGCCTCCACCCACTTTGAATATATTTGGATTTATTTGAATAGTTTTTTTCTGGTCGTTTGACATTTTATATATGTGACAAAAACAATTAACAGAAAAAAACTCATACATATAGCGAATTCATGATATTTGCTTTATTTGCGAATTCTTTTCTATTTTTAACTTCTTCATTTTTAATATACATATCAAACCCATTTTCTAAATCTTTCAATGTTAATTTATAACGGTCCTCCTGCGATTTACAAAATACGCGTCTGCTATGAGCAATTTTAGTTTTAAGTAATAGCGTTTCAATGTCTCTCCCATAATATTTAAAATAGTCCATGTGTTTTTGAAACCAATTAACATTAATATTATCATTCACGGACCATCCATACTCTGTAACCTTTTTTATAAATATTTTATATAATTCGTCTGCTTTATATTCATCTATTTTGAATCTCCATATAAAACGTGAATTTAATCCCTGATTATAATTGAAAAAACAATCGTCTAATTCCTTTTCATACCCAGCAATAATCACCATAAGATTTTCCTTATGGTCGCTTAATGCCTCACATAAAGTATCTATACATTCCTTTGAAAAATTATCTCTCTTTTCACTGTTCCCTAGAGAATAGGCTTCATCAATAAATAATACACCTCCTAGACATTCTTTAATAACATCTTGAGTTTTAATCGCAGTTTGGCCTAAATACCCTGCGATTAAATCGCTTCTAGTCACTTTTTTAAAAGTACCCTTTTGTAATATGCCTAGTTTACTAAAAATGTGTCCAATAATTTTAGCTACTTCTGTTTTGCCTGTGCCAGGGGGACCATAAATGACTGTATGTAGGAACTCGCCTTTAGCTGTTTCTAGTTTTTGTTGCGGATTTATATGTAAATTCTGAATAAAATACAAAATTTGGTCTACTACATTTTCTTTTAAGTTCGTCATCCCAATCATATTATTTAAATTAGTAAGTGGCTCTTTAATGTTATGTAAAGCACTCATGTTAATATTATATTCAATCGTATCATCTAATTTATAATTATTAATTAATTGTAACAAATCATCTATATTATTAATAGTCGCATCAATATTTATTTTTTCTTTAGTAATTAATTTTTTAATTTCTTTAGTAACTCGTTTTACACAGGGTTTTACAGACTTTGTAATGTCTATATACTGGTTCGGGTCAGAACTATTGGTAGAATGCATGGAATAAAAAGAGGGGGTTAAAACAGAATATTCGTATAAATTATAACTCATATTAACATTGTGAATAAAAGTATCCATAACTTCTTTAGATAACACAGAACAATTCGTTATAGTAGTAGTGTCATTAGATACTTGCTGTTTTTCGTCTAACTGTTTCAATAATATATTAAAATTATTTAAGGATAACGGGGATGTATTTTTTGGCATTATATAATAATATAATCAATATTTATATTATTATTATATAATATGTTACAACAACTATTAGCAATAAGTGCTATAATATTATTATCCGTATTTTATTGGCGAAGTAATTTACATACTAGTGTTAAATTTACAGTATATATTAAAGTGTTGATAGCAATATTAACTTTATATGCTATTTTCATAGCATTTCAATTTCATAACGACCAAGTAATACAGGATGAAACCGTATCATTTGAAAAATTGTCGTCGTCATTTTATGACGACGTTGTAGAGCTTTTTATTAAACATCCTGAAATGAATTATTATTATAAAGAATTAATGAATTTACCAACACATAACAATAGACCTGTTAAAAGAAATATACTATTAGAAAATAAAATAAGTATGTTAATTTTTTCCAAATTATCTAATATAGTACAATATACAATTAAATCAGAATCTGAAAGTACTGTAAACACGTTAAATTTATTAGAATGTAAAACATTGAATATATTAAATATTTATTTTAAATCAAAAATATTCAGGGATAATTGGAAAATATACAAAGAACGTATAGCATGTGACGCTTTTAAAGAATTCATTCAAGATAAATATAATTTATAGACGGACGGGACACCCTCGTTAGGGTTGGAGGATACAAACGAAGTTGGGTCGGCTCACGGTAGCCCCCTCGTTAGGGTTGGAGGATACAAACGAAGTTGGGGGCTCACGGGGGGTACCCCCGTAATAATATGTTATAATAATGTAACCATTTAAAAATAAAATTGAATTCAAATGTAACCCTCATATGAATTTAAACATAGCTAAAATGACTGAACCTATTGCAGCAGACACTTATATTGAAACACCATGGCATATTATAGAATCATATTTTAAGGGTCAGCATCTAGAAAGACTAGTGCGACATCAACTAGAATCATATAATAATTTTGTAAGTCAGCAGATTGTAAAGACGATTGAAATGTTCAATCCAGTAAGAGTCGTGTCAGAACAAGATTATGATCCAGCAAGTGGCAAATATTCGTTGGAAATATTTGTCACTTTTGAAAATTTCCATATTTATAGACCTCAAATTCATGAGAACAACGGCGCAATCAAGCTGATGTTCCCCCATGAGGCTCGGCTCAGAAACTTTACCTATGCTTCAGCGATGACTATAGATATTAATATTAAATACGTTGTTAGAAATGGCGCAACACTTGATAATGTACAGACCTTTTATAAAACGCTTCAAAAAATTCATATTGGTAAATTGCCTATTATGTTGAAATCCAACATCTGCGTATTAAATCAATACAAGCACGTAGACCATAGTCATACAGGAGAGTGTAAATTTGACGCGGGAGGATACTTTATTATTAATGGCTCTGAGAAAACCGTATTAGGTCAGGAAAGGGCTGCTGAAAACCGTGTATATTGTTTCAACGTTTCTAAAAACACCACAAAATATACTTGGATGGCTGAAATCAAATCAGTCCCTGATTTTAAGTGTATTTCACCCAAACAAATCAGCATGATGGTCTCATCTAAGAACAATGGTTTCGGATTCCCTATTGTGTTACAGTTACCTAGAGTCAAACAACCCATTCCATTATTCATTGTATTTCGCGCACTAGGCGTCTTATCTGATAGAGAAATTTGCGAAAAAATCTTATTGAATCTGAATGCTCCGGACCATAAAAATATGCTCAACAGTCTACAGGCTTCTATTATTGATGCGAATAAATATTTGACTGAAGAGGAGGCATGCCGTCACATAACGAGCCATGTCATGTATACGCCAATTAACATGGATAAGGATACTGGCATTAAGAAGAAGTATGAATTTGCTCTGGATGTATTGAAAAATGACCTGTTCCCGCATTGCCAGACTCCGCAACAAAAGGTATATTTCTTGGGATATATGGCAAATAAGTTGTTACAAGTCAGTTTTGACTTAGTAAAACATGATGACCGTGATTCATATCTTAATAAACGCGTAGATTTAACCGGCACCCTGCTCAATAATTTATTCCGTAATTATTTCAATAAATTGGTGAAGGATATGGAGAAGCAGATTATTAGAGAAATTAATACTGGGTCATGGAAGTCTACTGACGATTATGAGAATATTGTAAATTTGACAAATGTGTATAAAATCATTAAATCCACCACGATTGAAAATGGGCTGAAACGTGCCTTGAGCACTGGCGATTTCGGAATTAAACATTCCAATAGTAATAAAGTTGGTGTAGCTCAAGTGTTGAACCGCTTAACATATGTGTCCAGTTTGAGTCATGCCAGGCGTATCTCCACGCCTACTGATAAGAGCGGCAAATTGATTCCGCCACGTAAGCTACATAACAGCTCATGGGGATTTATTTGCCCTGCGGAAACACCAGAGGGTGCCTCTGTAGGCGTTGTCAAAAATCTGGCAAATATGGCGCATATTACGATTGCGTCAAACAGCATGCCTATCTACGAATATGTCATGCCAAATATTACGCCGATCGGTGATTTAACTGCGCAAGAACTCTTTAATAAGGTTAAGGTATTTATTAATGGTAACTGGATCGGTGTAACAGATGACCCTGTCACTCTTTACCAAATGATAAAGGATAAAAAGTATAAGGGTATTATTAATGTATATACTTCTGTTGTATTCAATTATCGGCTCAAGGAAATTCGTGTATGTAATGACAGTGGCAGATTGACTAGACCATTGTTGCGTGTCAAAAACAACAATCTGCTCATTACGCCGCAAGTTATTAGTGGTCTTAAAAATAATGAATTAGGATGGGATGACCTATTAATTGATTGTAATATTAAGGAATCTATTATTGAATATGTAGACCCTGAAGAACAGGCATGGAGCATGATTGCCATGAAGCCCAAGATACTCATAGAGGAAACCGATATGGCGTTTAAATATACTCATTGTGAAATTCATCCTAGTACGATTTTCGGTGTTTTAGCATCATGTATTCCGTACCCTGAACATAACCAGTCCCCTCGTAACACATATCAGTGTGCCATGGGCAAGCAGGCAATGGGTGTGTATGTAACTAATTACGAGAATCGCATGGACAAAACAGCGTATGTCTTAAATTACCCGGCGCGTCCTCTAGTAGATACTCGTATTATGAATATGATTCAGCTCATTAAAATCCCCTCAGGATGTACGGTGATTGTAGCCATTATGACGCATACTGGATATAATCAGGAGGATTCGCTCCTATTCAATAAGGGTTCTATTGACCGAGGTCTATTTCAGGCGACCATCTATCATACTGAAAAGGACGAGGACAAGCAGAAGATTAATGGCGATGAGGAGATAAGGTGCAAGCCTGACCCGACGAAAACGAAAGGGATGAAGTTCGGAAATTACGGAAAGGTAAATAGCAAGGGACTTATTCCCGAGAACACTTTGGTTGAAAACCGCGACATCATTATCTCTAAAATCACGCCGATAAAAGAGAACAGGAATGACCATACTAAACTCATCAAGTATGAAGACCAGAGCAAGATTTTCCGAACTGCTGAGGAGACCTATATTGATAAGAATTATATTGACAGGAATGGTGATGGGTATAACTTCGCAAAAGTTAGACTCAGAACCGTCAGAAAACCGGTAATTGGTGATAAATTCTCGTCTAGACATGGCCAGAAAGGTACCATCGGTAACATTATTCCTGAGGATGATATGCCGTTCACCAAGTCAGGACTTAAGCCAGATATTATTATTAATCCGCATGCTATCCCGTCTCGTATGACGATAGGGCAGCTAAAGGAAACACTCCTAGGAAAGGTCCTAGTAGAGTTAGGCTTGTTCGGCGACGGCACCCCATTTACGCAATTGGATATTGCGGATATTCGCAAGGAATTGCTAAGAATCGGGTTTGAATCTAATGGGAATGAATTATTATATAATGGCCTGACCGGAGAGCAGTTAGAGAGCAATATATTCATTGGACCTGTGTTCTATCAGCGGCTGAAGCATATGGTGTCCGATAAGGCACATAGTCGTTCTATTGGCCCGATGGTCAACTTAACGAGACAACCAGCTGAAGGTCGCAGCAGGGATGGTGGTCTCAGGTTTGGCGAAATGGAACGCGACTGCTTAATTGGTCTCGCTCCCGTTCCCCTTTCATGTGGTCTGAGTGTTGCGATAGAAAACATGGGAAGTTGTAATTTTGATGTATTAGGATGGAGTGATACTCATAATGGTGTAGTCAAAGCTAAACAGACTGATTTTATGTATAAAGGCGAACGTGATTGTTTTGAAATTACTATGGAAGATGGACGAAAATTGTCTTGTACTGGAGACCACCCACTGTTAACCTCTGATAAAACATGGGTGAAAGCAAAAGATTTAGTTATTGGTCAGAGTAAGTTGAAAGTAAGTGTAACTTGCCCTTTAATGAATATTGAAGAGGAAATGAATGAATGTGCTGGATGGAAATTACAAGTTGATACAGTTACATTATCTACTGACACGCCTGAAAATTTTATGAAAACATTGGCATTTGCTCGTATTATTGGATTGTTAATAACTGACGGACATATATCTAATATACAATGTTCAGGATGTGTGTATTTAGGACATACGTTAGATGTAGAATCATTCTTAAATGATTTGGCGTTATTTGCTACTATTACTCAAACAACATTTAAAGAACCCGCTAAAAATTATTATAAAGTATTGATTCCTATTAAGTTTCTAAAAAATATAATTACACTTCCTGGATTAATATTTGGTAGAAAAATAGTTCAGCCTGCTGTATTGCCCGAATTTGTAGTAGACCCTAGTTGCCCTAGACCTATAGTACGCGAATTTCTAGCTGGAATGTTTGGAGGTGACGGACATACGTGTCATTTAGGATTACATAGAGACAAACGAGATTTGCTTACATCAGTATCATTATCTATTTCTAAAATACCTGAACATATGGAATCGTTAAAAACAATGTTTAACACTATTATAGCATTATTTAGTAAATGCGGAATTAATACAATTACAATTCAAAAATTTAAAGAAAATACCTCGTCTAAAAAGAAAACAAATATCCAACAATCAGAACGTAAATATCAGCTTACACTTCATCTAGATATTTCTGAATTAATTCCCTTTTCGGAAAAAGTGGGATTTAGATACTGTTGTCATAAATCGCAACGGCTAGAAGCAGCAGTATCTTATAGACGACTACGACAAGAAGTAACACGTCAACATAATTGGATAGTGAACCGAGTAGATGAAATTACCAACTTCTCGGAATTAAAAAAACAAAATTCTGCAAAGAATGTGCCTACTAAAAAAGCTATTGCACAAGCAGTAGAAGAATTATCTGCTAGAGAACCTATATTACATTCATATGTAATCCCAACTACGCATGACATTACAGACCATTTAATAAAAGGAACTCAATTTGGAAAATTCACATCTACATTTCCTACTGCCGAACAATTCTTAGAAAAAGTAGGAGCCTTAAGTTGGTTCTTGGAAGATAAACAAGACGATACCCCATCACAAGAATGTACGTCATACGACGAAACTGTAGATACTAGTAAGGTCTCCTACGGCGTAGCCCGCGAAAATTGCGTAATGCCAGCCATGGATTTTACCGTGTTGTCATGTATTCCAATTGGACCTAAGAAGGTATATGATATTAGTGTAGCAGACGTACACTCCTTCTTAGCAAATGGAATTGTCGCGCATAATTGTATGGTGTCGCATGGTGCCTCTAGGTTTACTAGAGGTAGAATGTACGACTCCTCCGACAAATACCAGGTCAATGTATGTAAAAAATGCGGGCTTATTGCCGCGTATAATAACACGCTACATATTCACGAATGTCATACGTGTAATAATCGGTCTGATTTCGCCTATTTAGAAATCCCTTATGCGTGTAAATTACTATTCCAAGAATTGATTACAATGAATGTAGCTCCAAGAATTATTACTGAACACTAACTATAAAAATAATATAATTATTATTATATGACGTACAACATTTCCAATTTTACAAATACTTCTGATTATTTACCAATTTTGAACGGCGTTATAAATACAGACCTTTTAGTTATTTTTTTACTGGCTATAGGAGCCTTCAAATCTAAATCATTATCACAATGGTATTCTAAATTTGGATTAGGCGCAGTAATTGCGGATGTTCTGGTAATATTTATTGTTATTATCATAGCACGATTTTTATATCCATTCATTTTCTCTCAGTTCTCATTATGGAAATTCACTGGATTGGCAATATTTATTCAAATAATTCATGATATATTATTCAATCAATTGGTTACTATAACACCTAGAGGTTTTAGCAAAATTATTGATACATTTAAAGATTATGCAAAAGAACACGGGATTCGCATTATAGTCGCAGATAGTTGTATGATGATTTCAGCGTGTTTATTATCCTCTTATTTCGCAACCATGAGTTTGAATGCGAATATTATTACACTTATTACAACAATGTATTTTTTGCCTTATGTATTATACCATTAACGTGGGCAATCCCCCATTAAAATATGCTGTCAATCTTATACACGACACCAGTAGTTAGTGCAAACAGGACACCACCCCATATGGTATCCATTATAGCAGTAAAAATAGACCAGTTTTTCAAAGTGGCTAAATTGGTAAATTCATATACGGCATAAACTACCATTCCTAATAAAAACGCATCATTAACACTACGTTTTCGTTTAATAATAAAATAATATAAGCCAAAGATTATAAATATATAACAAATAAATGCTCCAAATAGATTCAATGATATAGGTGACCCTTGTACCAATTTGATTTGATTATTAAAATAGTCGGTCATAAAATAAATATAAGCGCTGTCTAAAGATACTAAAGTAATGGCTGCTATTAAAAAATCCATAATATAATAATATAAATATTATATTATTTTGGGGCACCTCCGTATAATATAATATTTATATTATTTTTATAGTTCTATAATATAAATGTCTAACGTCAGTGGTATAAGTCCTATTACTTTAGCAGGAGGCAATACATCAATAAATTTAGCAGGGGCGATGCCTTTTACATATCCAATTCCTGGTGTAACTGCTCCATTACCGGTTGTATGTGCTTTAGATATTAAACAGCTTAAGGAAAAAATCGCATTAATAGAAGCGCAATACAGAGATGTAATAAATGATTTAAAAAAATATGAATGTGACGATAGTGCCCAAAAATGTTTTAAGGACGCAGAAGTCGGCGCAATTGAGGCTACAACTGCGAGTCAGTTTGCTCAATCTATTGCAACAGATACATTAAAGCAGTTAAATTCAGTACAAGCGTTGCTTTATAATTTTAATGTGTTAAAGGGGTATTTTTATCAAAATGGACCAGAAACCCCACAATTGATTACAACATATAATGTGGATTATGTTGCCTTATCTGCTAGCGGATTCGGGCCAGCCATACCTGCTGATTTTAGAACATTGTTTTATACAACAATGTCTACTTTTTTTGAATATTATCAAGAGGCACCGTTTGTAATTCAAGCATTACAATCTGTGAACGCGGAACTGGGTACGTCATATACTATTCCACAAATATTAGCCTTATTGAATTATTCTAATTGGGTATTTGGTAACACCACAACATATCCTACAGAATTTGAGTATATGGTCTTTTCTGGATTTGCAGTGAATATGAGTTTAGCGTTAACCGGCATTGTTGATAATCTTACTGTAAACTACAATTCATTATTAGCAAACGCAACATCTGCTCAACAATATGCGATTGAGTCACAAACCCATTATGAAACCTGTTGTAAATTATTAGCTGACAATAAACAAAAAATAATAAGCACTAAAGAGTTGGCTGAACAATTGCTTATCAGTAAAAAAGTTGCTGAAGATGCGTTAAAATTAGACCTGACAGCGTTTGCGTCAAATAATTTAGGCGGCGGGTTAAGGGGTATTGCGCCATCTCCAACAAATATTACAGATAATAACGATAGTTATGCCCAAACCCGATTTGCGCTTAGACAAGCATGGAATACTACTAGATATGGTGGTAAAGATTGTAAGGAGAATACACGTATTATAACACCATTTAGGGCAGTTAACAACGCAGGAGATGTTCTTAGTCGTCAAAACTATTCATGTGGTGGACCTTGTCAGACGTTTCAAAGTAGACCAGGTATGTTTGGATTAAAAAATGCGTTTGGCTCAATTAAAAGTATTTGTGATGGCTCACGTATTCCTCCAGCATCATGTAACGTAAAATACGTGTATGATGGTTCTGATTACACCACCTATTTAAGACAAAAGGCTATTAATAAGAATTATAACGATTATTCATCAGCTGGAAATAAAAATAGCGGTGCTCAGAGTGCGATTAGGGCAATACATCGGTACTAAACGGGGCAAGCCCCCGTAACTTTTCTTAAAAGTGTATATATATATGACTCAATATGATGATATAGTAGTAACTCCAGTATATGGCCCATTAAGCACAAATCAGTATCCAAATGTTATGCCAAAGCATAATTACGGTGTGTTAATTGGAAGACATCCTAATCCTCCACAATTTAGACCAGCGGATAATAGTTCCGAATCTGCTTTAGCCCGTTATCAATATTTTAGGACAGCCTCCCTCCAGAATACTCCTTTAGCACAATCTACCAAATATATTGCGCCAGCACCGTCATCTTTATACGTATCTGCTAGAAAACGTTTAGCAGTAGGAAAGGCGTCATATAGACCAGGCGTGCCTAATTATGTTCCAATGTCATATAAAAGTTATGACCGTAATGATGTAAAAACTGCTCTTAGAATCGTTAGAGGAGGAGGGTGTGTTGCTCCAAAGAAAAAGGGGGCTATAGAAAATTATAGTTTACGTAACGGAGCATCATGTGCGTGGGGATCGCTCGTAAGACAGAATTATTAACACGTATAATATTATTTATATGATAATATTATATAATGCAGGAATATTTAGTAGAATTTTTAGGAACACTGTTCTTATCTTATGTTATATTTGCCACAGGTAATTATTTAGCAATAGGTGCTGCTTTAGCAGTTGCGACGTTGCTCGCAGGCAATATGTCATATGTCGCGTTTAACCCTGCTATCACTATTGGGCTTTTAGCTGCTGGAAAAATACCTACTAACGATTTTGTCCCTTATATTATCGCACAAATTGCTGGAGGTTTAGCAGGGTTCCGTCTCTCTCAAATGAATAATACTTATTAACTTCTAGTTGCCCACGTTATTTTATTATCTTATATTATATGACAAGAAAAAGAACATATAAGGCTAGGGCAAGAACTAGGTCAATGTCTAGGTCCAGGTCAATGTCTAGGACCAGAAATTTGCGAGGGGGTGGATTGTTTTGGGATGACCCAGTTCCAGGAGCACCTCCTAGCGAAGGGTTTTTTTCTGGATTGTTTGGTTCAGCAAAAAAAGCAGCCTCGGGCGTTACTGATATTGTAAAAAGTGGTGTATCTGATATATCTTATGGCGCATCAAATTTAGCATCTAAGGCTAAGTCATCGTTAGGCATGGGGTCTTCATCATATTCTAGTCCACCATCATCATATTCTAGTCCATCAGCATATTCACCTCAACCATCATCATATTCAACTCCGTCATATCCATCCGCCGCACCTACATTTAACCCAATGCAGCAACAACAGCCAGTTGCCACGTCATGGGGAACAGGAGGCAGGCGTCGTCGTACATTGAGGGGTGGGTTTAAATCATATAGTCCTCCAAATAACTATGAACCCGTCTCTGGATATAAAACAGCAATGCCATCTCATCATTATATGTCATCATGTAATGTCGGAGGTAAAAGACGACGAAAGCAACGAAGTGGTAAAAAAAGCAGACGGTAAGAAAGACCCATAATATATTATATAAAAATTATATAATATATAAGTTTTATTTTTGTCCTTATGCTGAACAACAAGTATATGTAGTTCCGGCAACCGGACTTCCAACACATCCCTGTCCTTCTTGATATGTACATACGTTATCTACGAAATAATAGTTGTTAGTGCCTAACTGATTTGCGCAATAATTACACATCCAAGCACATCCAGTTCCTGATGAAACTGTAAATTGAATACAGTTGTTAGAAGATTCTTTGGGACATGTTTCTTGTGAAGCATATGCCGACGAAACCATGAAAAAAGTAAGAATAGCAGAAATAAACTTCATATATATACATAACTATTTTTTTGTTCCTAGTCTAGATATAATATATATCCCTAACAACCCAAGTGATAAAAAGTACAATTGTACAATAGGATCTCTAGGTAAATAAGGGGCAGAATTATTTGTGTTATTATGTTTATTAGTAAACATTTCTCTACATGTTGGATTAGTTTTATTTAATGGATTTTGACGATTAGGAAAACTACATGGGTCCATATTAGCTAAATCCACATTTGTTACATAATGACTTTGCGAAGACCTTGAATTGTTTGCGTCAATTACTTCTAAAGTAACTTCTTGACAATCCGGGGTTGAACCAGAGAGAAAGGATTGCATAATTGCGTAAGGATTTAGTACATTTAAATTTCCCATCAATCCTGGGATTAACCCTTTGAATTGTGAAAAGTTAGAACCCATGCCTGACGAAATAAATGGTATGTTTCCTTGTGGGACATTATTAATATAAATATATCTATCCACGCGTTTACTGGTTTTAACGTCCTTACATTGCCCACCAGTTTGTAAAAAGAATTTATTTCCTAAAGGTCCTCCTGTCCTTGAGGCGTTACTTTTTCCAGTTACCAATAATTCTACATATTGTACTAAACCATTTACATCATTCCCTAAAGCATTTAATGACCCATCAGAAGACATTCCAATCTCTTGTGGTGACTTAATGTTTTTCCAATAAGGATAATTTTTCCCTAGTAATCGTTCTTCTACTCCTCCTGCATCATTTAATACTTCTTTGAATAAATTTGACATACTATATACTATATATATTAAAGGAATAAAGAACCAAGGTTCTTCACTTTAAGTGAGAACCCTCCTTCACCTTAGGCAAAGAAGTTGAGTTGGCTAACTCGTTGTGGAAAGGCCCTAACCCTTGCTCACAGCACAACTGAGCTTCTCGGGGTTGGATTACACCCCCGTAATAGTCGGCGGAGTAGGTCCTGCTACGCTTTGAGCATATGAAGCTTGTTGTTTAACTAATCCTTGTACCTGTGTACTTAATTGATTAACTTCTTGTTCCATTTTTCCAAAATTGGCTGAATCCGCATTTAGTTTATCTACTTGTTGTTTTAATACAATAATATTCCCCGCATTTTGTTTCCCAAGAATTATCGCATCATTTTGGTTATATGGTTGATATGTAGGCGGAGATGATGAATCTGGGCTTGTTGTAAATTCACTGTTTTCTGACCCTAACCCACCACCTGAACCATCTGTTAATCCTTCAACCACCCTAAAATTAGCAACGTATATCTGATACAAAATTAATAATAAAAAAAAGATAATTAAACACTTTATTAACATAAAGATACTAAAGATAATAAATAATATTATCTTTATCTATTTTATATAATGTCTACTGCTTTTTATCCATTAGGAATGAAATCATATAATAATAATGTGCCACAAGGTGGATATCAATCATGGAAAGGCGATGGTAGATATAGTAATCCTGTAGGCATAACATCCGGGAATATACGCCCTTTAACAAACAATGACCCTACAAATGTCTTTCCCACTGGGTTTGGCTTACCACGCCCCCTTAAACACTATCGCAAAGGGATAAGTATTCCTGCTTATATAACCATTGAAGATCCGGAACGTCCTGACCAATATATAGATGTTGAATACGCACCAAATAGACAAGTTCAATCGTCAACCACCGGATCGCTTATAGGTCAAATGATAGATAAGCCAGGGCAATTTATAGTTAAACCTAATACAATAGATGAAAAATCAGGCATCACTAAGTTAGATAGTGACTGTAAAACATGTACTGGAATTGGAATAGTATCTGATTATATGCCAAGTAGAAATCTAACGAACAATCCTAACCCGACCACTGAAAATCCATTAAATTGTTGTAATGAAGAGAGAAAAGCATTAAAGCGTGTATTACCAGCAAGCACTAATTTAAGCAAGAACTATTTCACTACACTCCAACAGTATAGACAAAATCGTTGTCAAACATATGACCAACGTGTTTTTAATTTTGTCAACAATAATGGGACTGCCAAAGTATATGAGTTAGCAGAAAAACTCAAAACAAATCCATTTGTTACAGCGGCGGCTATTAGAAATTCTAAACCAGGCGAGCCATTATCCCTATTAAATACCTATGTAGCACAATGTCAACCTAATACAGACATATATGATGCCGTAGAAATTGCGATTATTAGTCAGATTGTTCGTGGTCTCTCTAAGCGCAATTTGTTTACTAGCGAAGACGAATATAATTTGAATCATTTAAAAATACAAACTATTACTGGATTAATAGATTATATTAAGAATAATATAGTAGAACACAATAGGGTGTTAGCCCTAGAATTAACTATTGGATTTATTACTAATCCATATATCGCATCCCAACTAGGCGGTCCTAGCAATCCTAGAGGATGTAAATTAGTCGTATACAAGCCAAATAATCCTCAGTATGCTCAACAAGGAGCAGTCACTAGTAGCACTAGAACATTTAAACAGAATGTGATTACTATTGAAAAAGCGACAGCGCAGCGAATGAACGCTATAAATATTGGTGTTGCCCAAGGGAACCCAATTAATACGCCTTTTCTATATAAAAATAAAGTGCAAAAATGTAACCCTGGGCTATATACATTTAATGGAAATCCTAAGACATGTTTTAGAGGTACAAATGATACTAATCGTTTATAATACGAGTTATCTCTCCATGTTCAATGAAGTAGTTGTTGGCACTGTTGGTTTACCTACAAGTTCATCTAATCCTGTCATTAAATCTATGTCAATAGACCATCCCAAATCCTTCAATTTCTTATTACTTATATAGTATCTCTGGTCATTGTATGGTCTATCTTCAATATATTCAATCCACTTATCATAGTCATCGGTATCCTTAATCATCTTTATGAGAATTTTAGCGATTGTCATAACAGAGTATTCCATATTTTCGTCACAACCAATGTTATATATCTCTCCTACTTTCCCATGTTTTAATATAACATCAAACGCCTTTGCCGTATCATACGCATGTAAAAATGCCCTAACAGAGGTTCCTGCGCCTTGAATTGTTACCTTGCCTCCTTCTTTAAGTTGTTTAATGAACAAAGGAATTAATTTCTCGGGGTATTGATTGGGTCCGAATACATTATTACCTCTAGTAATGATGATAGGCATTTTATATGAATGGTTATATGATTGGGCAATTAATTCGGCTCCTGCTTTAGTGGCCGCGTAAGGATTTGTCGGGCATAATATAGAATGCTCTGTTTTATGTAACTCTTCTATTTGATTCATAGATTCGCCATATACTTCATCGGTTGAAACATGAATAAATTTTGCGATGTTGCCATATTTCCTACAGACTTCCAATAAAGTATGTGTTCCTAAAATATTGTCATGCGTGAATTTAATAGAATCTTCAAATGAATTTTGCACATGTGACTGTGCCGCAAAATGTATAACGTGGGTTATATTATACGTTTTTATAACACTAGTGACTAACTCCACGTTACATAAATTACCTTTAATTAGGATATATTTGTCACTATTACGAATTTCTTCTTTTACATTAGTTTCACTTGCGCAATAATACATTGCATCTATATTTACTAGAGTTGTCACATTATTATTTGGAAAAAAGTAATTGATAAAATTGCTACCAATGAATCCACATCCGCCAGTAACTAATAGATTATAGTTAAAACATTCGCTATCATTACATTTAGTACCAGTACATTTAGTAACATTACAATTAGTACCATTACATTTAGCCCCATCACACTCATCTTTATTACAACAATCCATTTATAAGTATATAATTATAAATTAAATGTCTATTTTTTACGGATTATATAGAACCGTCTAAAAATATATTTATTTTTTCATTAAATTTATTATATGGAATTTTATATTTTTCACACCAATATATACATTTTTGTATATTTGTTCGCTTAATTAACTCTATTTTGTCAGAAATATTTTTGTGTTTGATAATGTTTATTATTTGGTCATACGCATCTAATTGTTGATGCCCAATAATAATGTTGGATTCTTCTACTTTACTTATAAAATGGCATGGTAATTCATTGTCTAATAAGTTTATAACATTGCCTAGGTGAGAATTAGGTTGTTTTATTTTATCGCTTAATACACGAATTTTTTCTATATCATTTGTAAATCCTTTACATACCAAATACCTGTCGTTAGATAACACATTACATACATTTGGTTTAGTAATATATACTTTATCATAACAGTTACATAATATATATATAATGTCTAGTATAGGCTTATGATATATAGTATCTATTTTTATAATGGAGGTCCCTCCACATTTTTGATTATATAGTATGTAATATAACAATGATGTAAATTCACAAACATATTCATTTGTATTTGTATAACTTGGGATTTCTAATGATAACACATTTATAGTATTACAGTCAGAACAACATTCTGTATCTAGGTGTTGCCCTTCTTTATATCCTGTAAAACATTCAATAGATGCACTACTATTAGGCCCTATATGAAGAGAGATAAATGGACTATCTGTATCATAGTCTGTAAATATATTATACGTGTTAATTATTTCAGTCATTATAAAAAATGTATTAGAAAATGGGCGAGATTTACTTACAGATAACATAGTGTCTGTTACGTTTGAATAAATGAATTCATATGGATTTATTATTTTTTCAATATACAATTTTACAATATTGTAATACTCATTATTATGTTGCAAATGTATATTTTCTATCTGTAGTTTTACTTCGGCAATATGGGTAATTAAACTGGATGATATTAGGGGAGGTATATCAATAAGAGACAACTCATTAGGCATTTTTATTATATTTATGTGTAAATTGGCATAATTTTTTGGCAATATAAAATAACTCATTATATTTGGTATTATAATGAATTATAACTAAATGTTTAAGCTATTTGTTTTCTACTTTAACTGGTGTGTTATATAGGACCAGGGTCTACTGCTCCCGTCAAAGTTATAGTCTTAGCCAATTTCTTCACTCGTGGTTTTTTTACTACGATTTTAGTAACTTCTTCTTTTGCCACAATTTTAGCTTGTACTGTTTCTTTCCGTTCATATTCAGCTTCGTCCGCAGTTTCGTCAATCGCTGCTAATACTATTTTTTCTGATTCTACATTCCGAATTTTTTTAAAGACGAAATAACGATTTAAGAATGAAATATATCTTTCGTTTGCCGTCATACTTGCGGCATCTCCATATTCTAACGACTTACTAGGATTTCGTTTAATCTCATCCTGTAATTTTACATATAATTCCTTAAACATTCCACTGCCTTCCGGCAACCCAAGCGTTCTAGCTTCTTCTCTATTTATTAATACAAATCCATAATTTTCCATGACTCTTAACAAATAATTAAAGTTCACTAAATATTCAGGCAACAATTGATTAATGGATTCCTGGTATACATTTATTTTATATCCTAAACACGTCACGTCGTCATTGAAATCCTTGTTCGCATAATCTTTCTGGATTTCCCATAATTTAATGTCATGTTCAATTATATCTTCGCTATCCCCTACCTCCTTTTTTTTTAACAAATTAAATATGGTTTTTCCATCATAACACGTGCCCACAAAATACCCGCCTAACTTAGTACATTCCGCCACATTCCGAGCAAAGTTCTGTAACGTATTTTGCGACTCAAAGAAATAATGTATTGCAAACTGACACGATGATACATTAAATCCTTCTGAACCAATGCCATATAAACGCGAAACCCCCTTACCTAATCGCTCCACATCATTCCCTCCTTGCCCAAACACCGCTCTAGTAGTCATGATAGCGCGGTCGTTGAGCATTGCTAGACCAGACCGAATATTTAACGCACTATTTCCATTTACAAATATTGCGTCAGGCATATTCTTAAACTTCTTACGATTATTTAATAGTCTTGCGCAAGCACCATCTAACCGATTTTCCAAATTATCTTTTGAAATATCTACTCCAAAGACAAACGCAAGATGCGCATTTATCCATTTAGGTAAATCACCCCCCTTCCCGCAGGCATAATCTATCAAGGTATCTCCGCGTCTGCTGGTGCTATGTATTAACGTTTGCTTTACGTATAAATTATGAAAATTACGGAGTCCTCTTGTTCTAGAGGAGGACATCTTATTATTATAATACACATCATCATCCGCAATTTCATCAGGAATGTTTTGTCCAGTCATTAACATTTCTTCAGTTATCGGATTATGAATAGAATGCCAATTACTATTAGCAACATGATACGCATTGCCAAAATTGTTGCCCTTTTGTCTTAATTCAGTAGTTTTATCATGCCTGACTTTAATAGGAACCCATCTCCAAGGCCCTGCGCGCGCCGGGTCTTCCACAATATATTTAAATTCTACAATGGTATTATCTGTGAAAACCTCCGCATTATCTTCTGTATACATCTGGTTATTACCAGCTGGGTCTTTACGTAACATAATATGGCAAATTCCGGCATTAGCTATAGTGGGATTTGTAGGATAGAATTGTACGGGCTTATACGCCCGGTCATTTGTGTTTTCATCATCTAATGACTTGGTTGCGAGGAGTCTATCGTCTAAAACGTCTTGGCATGGATTAATATATCCATGTTCATTTTCATTAAATCCGCATCGTAATACAATAGTTTTATATTCATTCATTTGTACAGTAGACATCATATTCAAGCCATCTTGGAATATAGGAGTAACCAAGTCTTCCCCCGTAGCCGATTTTTGCGTAGTTACTAAGAAATCAATTGTATTGTATTGCGGTGGTTTCCACTTAAACGAATACTCCCAGGTGATTTTTTTTAATGGTCCACTTTTCCCTACAACATCTGCGCCTACCCCCATATTCGCAGGGGTAAATATTAATCCATCTGTATTATATTCAAAGAGTCCGTCCCTCACCTTGGACAATATATTATTACACGCTATAAAGATGTCATCTGTTGAGGCAATTCCAGTGCTCATTGGATAAAATGTTTTACATTGTAAGCGCAAGGGTGATATGCTGTCACTAGCATTGGTTCCAGTACTAACAACTGCCATCAAATTCATCTTGCTTATTATATTCTGCAATAAAGTTAATCTGTATCTAGTGACAGGTTCTGCCGCCTTTGGAGGTGAAAATCCATACGCCCGAACATCTGACTTGTTTACATAATAGATATCAAACGCCGCGTATAAATTGATGAATTGTCCGGTTTTATTATGTAAAATCAATTCACCATCTATTAATGTATTAAATACTTCTTTATCCTTAGTTATTGCTCCAGTAAATATTACTGACATATTAGTGTTAATCAAATATATTTTACCAACGGATGAAATAAATAGCAGATGTCTATCTCCGTCGGCCTTATCTGTGACAGTATAACCTTTACGAATATTTGGAATATTCGTATTACTATTAATAGGAGCAACATTTTTAATTTGAAGCGTATAAGAAGACGGGCCAATGAAATTGCTGTTATTTACCCATTTTGATGGGTTATATTCCTCTTTATAAATTAAAGTCATATATTCGCGTATTATTTCGGCCTGCTCGGGATATGAAATGGGATAATTTGTTCCTTGAAGTCCGCTTAACACATATTTAATGGATTTACGCATAAGGGCTAATAATGTCTGAGGATCCTCACAACTTGTTCCAGGACCAATCTGTGAATTATTCACTTCCAGTTCAATTTCATAAATTTCTCTTTCATCAAACACGCCAGATTCTTCAGTGGTATATGTTGCACTAGGAAACCGGTCTCCTCCGCGTTTACTAGAAGTTTTAACTATGCTAATATCTATCAAAATAGGTAACGATGGGTGCGTAAAAGTAACACGATTAATATAACGAAATATTTTTTTGGACGAGGTCCAGTCGTTAATCATGCTTCTAATAATAGGTGATGTCGGCGAGAAAGATTCCTCTTGTTGATAGGAGACGCGGAAATTAAAATCATCAAAATCAACGGATGGAATTTTTTCATTCTCAGCGGCAGCTCCCGCAAAAGTTCCCTTTTTTGTAGCGGTTTTTTTCTGAAATGACACAGAATTCACTATAGAATCCGAGTTTAATAATTTTGATATGTCGTTATGTTTACAATACTGTTGGATAGCATTTAGTCCAAGAATCTCTGCTCTGATAGGGGACTGAATAACTTTACCGATATTTGCATCTAAATATTGCGGGAATATTCGGAGCATATTGACTCCCTGTTCTAAAGGACATGTGAAGCCGAGCGACTTTAGTTTGCTGATAACATTATCATAATCGTTTTTTGTTAAAGGTTTGATTCCGCGAGTTCCGAACTTTACTTCTAATTCTTCATTTTTTTTGGGGTTTTTGAAGAAAGGATTATTTCCCCAATATACTTTAACTAACTTATCAAATGCGACTTGCGACTCGGCATTTGATAATTTAACGTATTCTCTGGGTCCTTTAGTTCTGAACTTACTTGTCATTATATATAATATAACATTTTTTTATATTGTTATATTATTCTTCAATTTTAAAGGGAACCAAGGTTCCCTTTGAAACCCTCCTTTATGGGTCTGGGTCTGGGTCTGGGTCTGGGTCTGGGTCTGGGTCTGGCCCCACCTTTGTTATGGCGGCGTTCCTACGTATTGAACAACCAGTTCATACAAGTCTTTTTTAGACTTCTTTTTATCGCTAGTAAGCGTCACCCCTAGTTTAGCACACATTTCAGTCAATTCACCAACCTTATATGACGCAATAGCTTTAATAGGTTTATGTATATTTTCCCACTTAAACAAAGTGTTCCTATATTCATTCAGCTTCTCAGTTGTAATAGTATGCTCATATCTATATGAATTATCTACTTTATGTATTACATGAACAACGTCGCTATCATTATGCCGTTGTTCATAACATTTTCTATTATCAATATACATCACATTTAAGCCTTCAATCAGAACCAGGGCTAAAACCACTTTAATGCCGATTCTCTCTTTATTTACTAAATCATCTTCTATTTCACTAAGAGGACTTATTTTATGTAACTTTAATAATGATTTTTGTTCACGCAACACATTAACGTAATTGATTTTCTCTTTTTTCTCGGCCGAATAATGTGTCCCTTGTAACATTTCATACGCAGAAAACCCATATTTGATTACATAAAAACACCAAAACAATGAATCTTTTTGCGATGGAGAGAAAATAGTTTCTATAATGGCTGGGTTACTTGTTGTAGGTACGGTTATAGGCACGGCAGTCTTCTTCTTATAAGGCTTGTCATTATTAGTTGTATTATTTCCCATTTTATATTTTAACGATTGCATCAACAATTTCCCCGTTAACATATATTCTTCTAATGATTCACTGAGCATAAGTACTAGTTTTAATACTAGGGATATCTTTATTATCTTTGGAAAAATATGTATTTTTAAAACTCTCCTTTTGCTGCTCTACTTCATGTAACTGAATTTCTTGCGTATTTACATAATTAATATACAATTTAATCTCATCAATAATTTCCTGCTTTAATTCAGTCAAATTAATATGAACTCCATATTTATTTTCGTTCAAGGTTACGTCAGTATATTTAGTTAAAATACGCAATACTTCAACTTGGTTGAATTTTGACATCATTTCAACCTTTTCACGAATAATATTTAATTCTAATGTATCCAAATCCATATACATAATATGTATATATTATATTTATATTGTTTACAATACAGTAATATGTTATCAGCAATACAATTAATAAAGTTGTCATAGCGTCATTCACATAAAGTGAAATGTATACAATTTTATCCTCGGAATCCCTTTTTGAACCCTTTTGGCACAATTTGTTGTTGGCTTTTGGTTCCTGTACGTCAGGGTTTTATCCTCTTTTTATGACCAAACTCTTGTTGGTTTTTAGCAATAGTGTTTGCATCATTATATGAATAATTTTTATTATATTGATTTTTTTTATCAACGACTTCATCAAAAAAATCTTCTAAACAAGCCTTACGAGTAAATGGATAGGAGGATGGGTAAGAGGATTGGCTTGTGGTTGATTCGGGCATTTTTATTGAACAACATAAATTAGGTTTATATAGTTTATATAGTTTATTAAATGTTACGCATCTTCAAACACTAGCTTGGGTTTATTCGGCATTTTGGCATTGCCAGTCATTGGTTTATTTGTATATTCTGGTTTTGGGTCTACTAATTCCGCAATAATAGACACGTATTTATCATTCAATTCAAAACGTTGTCCAATTACTCTCGCCATAAAAGTGTTGCCCTCTTCTATCAAGGAAAAGTTCTGTTTCATGAAATGATGGTCTCGCGCAATAAACACCACAATCGGTGACGGATTCTCGCTAGCGCTTTCTGCGCGAATACCTGCCTTGGTAATATTTTTTGCTATACATTGTATTAACATACCCTCTACCGGGCAACATATGTCGCACTCAAATACGACTTCAAATATAATGCTTGTTCCACGAATTAGACCACTAGAATAAGTAATTACTGTTGTAGAATCACGTTTAATAAAGCCTTCTACAACGCATTTGCCTTCATAGTTACTTTTGATATATTGTTCAATAGTTGCTTTAATATTCTTGCCAATATTAGTGATTTGTAGAGTAATATGCCGGGTAATTAATGAATGGGAGTAAATGCCCATTAATTTAGGGTCTCTTTTTTTAAAACCAGTAGGTTGATTAGATTTCATTTGGCTATTAGACATGCTGCTTATATTATATATTTATCTTTAATATATAATAATTTACAATCAATTTTACGTTATAATTAGTTTTACCTTATAATCCATTTTGTTGTGATAATACCTATTTTTTCTTTTTATCTTTATCTTTATCTTTCTTTAAATAAAGAATTGCTGTTTCAGGGCTAAAAAACCAGGTTTTCCCTTCTCTCTTTGTTTTTGTATAATATCTAAAAACAAATTCTGTAATGCAACATAATTCCGGTTGTATTATATTTTTAGTATTATCTTTTGTAAACTTATTAGTAACAATAGCATTTAGAATTTTAATTGCTTTGACTTTTCCTGCTTCATCGCACCTCGCACCCAGTTCTCTCGTTTTACGTTTATCTTTAGTTTTAAACACTAAATATTTGTTCTTATTAGCATACTCTATAAACCCATACACATCACTGAAAGTTGCCATGTCTAACTGTAGTGGTAATAATTTCACAAATTCCGTTTTGTCCGTATATTCCGCAGGAACCCATTCTCCACGAGTATTATCATATACCATTATTTTTTCATTAGTACGTCTATTATTGCCGTTAAATAAGATTATTGCCATTTTGTCGCCTGTAATGTGTTTTTTTTGTTTATCAAAATAGTGTTTTACTTGTTCATCTAAACTATCTTTTTTTACAACATATTTCTTGGAATATAAATAGTTTAATACTGCCACTTTATCTGAATATATCAACATATCTACTAAATGTTCTACTAAACATTTTTTTAACATAGGTATTGTAAATTTCTCTCGTTGGTGTAATTTAATTAATGCGACTGCGCAAAATTTATACCATTCATGTTCTCCTTTGTCAGTTATTATATCATTATTCTTGCTCATTTTCTGTTTAAGGATGTCCTTATCCATATCTAAATATTCCGTCGCCATTTTGTAATTCGCCAACATTGTTTTCATTATAACATGATGTTTGTCTCCAATATGTTCCGCTGCTACAGCTGTGCCGGGTTCATGCTTAGCACGTGTATCTAAAACAGCCTTTCTACTAGAATCCTCCAGTTTAATATCAAATTTAATCGCACTATGTTTATAATCTATAGGCACTGACCTATCAAATATAGATGTATGTTCATAGTTAAGCTCACTCGGTTGAAACAAATAATATTCACCAATATTTATTAAGTATCCTGTTCGGCCATATTTATCAATCAAATATTCGTTATGATCCTCTATCAACTGGGTAAGCGCTGCGTATATTTGTACTTTCGGAAATGGTTTAGGGTCATTTATTTTGAGAAGTAGTTCTTTTTTAATATAAAAAAACCGTTCTTTCATTAACAATTTGATTTTTTGCATAATCTTTTCGGAGTTCATCATTATATAAGTTTCATTATAGGTATCCAAATTTACGTCTTTTTCATCAATTTTAGTATTTACGTCAGTAATGTTGGCGTTTTCAGATTTTACGCATTTATAGTCACAAGTATCCATGTAATCGCATGCGGAGGACTTGGGTGTGTCTCCTACTGGAAAATCCTTAATAGTTTGTCCGTCGGATAATATCTGCGTAACATGCTGGTCTGCGAAATTCTCTACAGTGAAATTCGTTTGCGTACGATTAATAATACAATCCACCGCAGTTTGTTTTAAGACCCTGCTTACTTTGCCGATTTGTACTGCCTTCTTTTCAGCTACACGATACACATATAAATCCGCGGATTCTTCCACGTTTCTCTCTAACATTGTTCCATATAAATATATTTGAACATTTCGTTCTTTAAATGGCAAATCTTTATGACTAAAATTTCGCACGGCTCTGCCTATAATCTGCTCATTACGGTTCATATTATACCATGGCTCCATAATGTGTACTTGTCTGATAAACTTGAAATCTAGACCTTCTGACCCTGCTTTGGAGATTAATACTACTTTGATTTTATTCCCTAGCATATTATCTTCACTAGTTAATGCTTTAACTTCAAAATTATTATTTGGAGAGATTCTAGAGTCTCCAGTAATCATCACATAACGCGCCGGCACTAGGGTTTTGCTCGCAGTCAACTTTTTGGGTCTAGGTTTAAATAAATAGCGTTTTTCGTCGGAAATATCTATTGCCATAAGTTCTGAAGGGGGTGTCTTAAATAGCGATTTCGCATTATCTCCATATCTTGAAAACCCCATTTCTTCTAACGCAAGAGCCATGGGGAAAAGCCCTGCTTCAATATATTGTGAATAAATTAGAATAATACCCTTAGATACAACGCCTTCATCTGATACAATGCTTTTACATATATTCTTTATTTTTGAACTATATTTTCCGATTTCAGGAGGGCTGAATATTCGCCCATACTTTTCTACAGTTGATTTTTTATATTTAAAATCGCCGCGAACTGCTGGTGTAGTTGTTTGTATATAATCCATCATACGTGCTAACCCGTGCTTCCCTGTCAGTTCTTGAGGATTAATACCTGACGGGTTTACAGATAATTCGTCTGCTTCTTCATCGCTTTCTTCACCCTGTTTTTTAGTAACAGCCTTCTCCTCCTCATCCACACTATCTTCACTATCTTCACTATCTTCTCTCTCAGAATAAGAGGATACAGGAGTAATGACTGCTCTATCCAACCCCTCCATAGGATAGACCATATTTAACGCCTCTAAAGGTAATTGTAACATGGTATACCCAAATTTATCCATATTGTCAAAACTAGGCATTTTTCTAACCTGCCCTTGTTTAGTAGTAATTGTCATTGTTTTTTTCCGTAAACTATCAATAATGTATTGATATCCAAGAGATTGTACAGAACCAATTTCTGTCAAATATAAGCTAAGTATTTTAAGCACGTCATCCTTAGGAATCTTCTTACCATTCATTTGATATTTAGGATATGCTTTATCATCCGTAAAAGTAGTTAATGCGGTATTCGCAAAAACATTCGGAAATACTCTAAATGGAAATGTATATGGATTATCTCCTCTGACAAAAGATACATATCCGGTCGCTTTTCTAATAAGTAATTCTTTCCCTATTTCCTTTGTTTGACCATCAACTACTTCTGTCTTAAACTCGCCGCTACTATCAAATATATCGGATACCTCTATAGTAGCACGTTTATCGTTAATATTCATCAGGTTTAACAACCATACGATTTCCTTATAGCTATTATACATTGGTGTAGCTGATAGTAACAATAATCGTAAATTATCCACATTTCGCACTAGTTTCATTAATTCCGTCGCCACTCTTTTATTCTCATTATTATCATCCATGCGAATATTATGTACTTCATCAATCACTATTAGTCGGTCATTAAATTCTCTCTGTAGTTTATGTGCTTTTTTAGTAAGTAAATCTTTGGCATCTTTATATTCGCCTCTGTATTCCTCTACTCTTGCAATATAATTAGCAAACTCTACATATCCTAAAAATGAATAATAATTGTTTATTAATATTTTAATTTGACTAACCACTTTCTCTTTTGAGAGACCTTTCATATTCATTGGATTAATTTCTTTCAATAACTTGTTTCCAGTGCAAAGTTTTATGTTCCAAATACCATCAACCTCCTTAAGTCTTCTCTCATCAAATAATTGTGTTCTAAAGTTATCTTGTACATTTGGCGAAGCCACAATAATGATTCGTTTAGTGATGCCCATTTGCTTTAAATAATCGCGCATCTCTTCGCATACCCCAATAGCCGAGCAGGTTTTACCTGTTCCTAAACCATGATATAGTAATAGACTATTATACGGAGTTTGAAATGATAAAAAATTACGGACAAATGCTTGATGCGGTGCTAGTTCAAAATCAGCATGACTTAATTTCTCCGCTTGATCCTCAATATCCTCAATTTTACCATCATATTGAGAATCATTAAATTCCTTTTTTTTCGCAATTTTAAGATTAAAATTCGGGTCATTTAAAGTTGGATATAAATAACTATTTTCTTCTGGGTGTGTGGCTAATACTTGGCTTTCTACTAACTCCTTCTTCAATTGAAATTTATTACATTCTGAAGTATAATAATTGTTGGCACACCCACTTTCTTCATATTCTTGTTGTAAATTAGCAGCGACCTGTTTCTTTTTATCTTTACGTTTTTTTATTACTGGTTCTGACATAATATATAAATGGATTATATATTATTATATAGTTTATTTTCTAACAATCATATTGCTTCGCGGTATAGAAATAGGGTTGCTTTGTTTATGTCTAAACCGTTCAGCTATAGATGCTGTGCCGCTACCACCTTGGGTTTGGACTACTGTTGATGAATATGCGGAGTATATTGTCGCAGCTACAGCATTTGCCGTTCTACAGCCCCGACGCAGGGACCAACAAATTTACCTATTGACATGTTTATATTAGGTTGTTTGTACATTTATATATATAGTGATTATTTACACCTTTGCGCACTGACTGCGTAGCAAATGACCAAAGATTAAAAGGAGTTCATCACAACCCAATTTGTTTAATGTTATTACTACAATTTGGAGATACAAAATATGCAATGCGTGACGATTGTACATTAGATGAATGACTTTGTTGAACATTTGATGAGTATGATGCGTATGTCAGAGCAGCTATCTGAGGATTTGATATAAATCCCATAGTGTTTTTTATTTTTTGTTATAATAAGGCGGAAGCGGAAGCGGAAGCGAAGCTAAAACATCTGGTTTTATGCGAATCATGGAGATTTATATATCTAAATAATATATATTTTACAAAATATATTATTTTCGGCTTTTTATAGAAATCTACTGACAGCAATCGTGGTTCCACCATTTCCGCCATTTCCGCCGCCTCCGCCCCTTCCTCCACCAAACCTGTCAACTCTAGCTGCCACACTGCTGCCTCCTTGAGTTGTATTGACACATATTGCGTATGACCACGCAGCAGCCGCGGCAGAGGTGAATGCGCCCCCGCGAATGGACATAGGCATAATAGCATTATAATTTATCGCATTACCCTTTTTTTTTAGAACCATTTATATATCTAGTGATTATTTATTCTACGAAGCATTTTATGACCACCATTATTTACAGAAATAGAAGCTAAAGCAAGAGTAGTTGCCTGTGCCGTCTGTACATTAGGAGACTGCGACTTAATCACAGGCTGTCTAATTGGCGGGATTTGCATTTTAACTTCAGGACGTACACTAACGTTAGAAAGCATCTTATATAATACTGAAATAAAATAAATATTCAACAATAGAACATCTTATATTCATTCAAAATGTATTCAACATGTTTAATTAATTTAATTTTATCAATATTATAAGGTCTAATAGAATTCAGACAATTATCTAAAGATTTCCATTCCATTTTACTCACTTCACCAGGTTGAAATAACGGCATGTCGTTCATTGGAGATTCAGACATATATGCTAAATAATACTTATGTTTATAAGATTTATGATTAGACCCTATAAATATTTCCTCATATGGCAATACATTTTCAATAATATCTAATTTAGACGAAGGATATCCGGTTTCTTCTTGAAATTCACGTAAAGCACAATCTAAATCTTTTTCCTGATAATTACGCCTACCCTTAGGAAATTCCCATTCGGTTTCTTGCCATGAGGTTGTGCTATTATTTACCATATCTTGTAACGTTATTTTAGTCGTGTCATTAATTCCACTATTGATGCCATTATTAATGCCCGATTTAATCAATTCAAATTTCTTCGCTGCAGCAGATTCTTCACTGCGATATTGTATTCCTAGACTATCACCCCACATAGTTCGCCATAATTGTTCAAATGAATTTGTCAATATTTGTTCTTTTTCAAACACAGACATTTCATTAATAATAGTTTGTATTTGACCAATATTATGGGGGGAATATTTTCCCCTAATAAAATCTATATAACCGAAACTGTCTTTTCTTCGTATCATTAAATATTCTAATTTGCTATCAGCAGCAATCCTAAACGCAATTACACCATAGCTAGTAATGGGTAATTTACATTGATGAAATAGATGTCCATGTTTTCCGCAATTATTACATATATTATTGGCATTTTTATTCATTTGTTACATAATATCATAATTTATATTTAAGTTGTCGTTGTATATTATTTTTATTTATGTATGTTATGTCATTGGATTCTAGCGTATGGGGTCCGCATTATTGGTTTTTTCTTCATACTATTACTATGTGTTATCCACATAGACCTAATACGGTAACTAAAAAGAAATACTATGAATTTATACAGAATTTGCCGCTATTTATGCCTACAGAATCTATCACTACTGAATTTAGTAAACTATTAGACGAATATCCAGTGTCACCTTATTTAGATACTCGGGATGCTTTTATTCGTTGGATGCATTTTATTCATAACAAAATTAATGACAAAATGGAAAAACCTAAGATTTCTTTAAGTGCTTTTTATGCGAATTATTATGAAGCATATAAACCTAAACAAGTGAAATTGAATGAATACTATAGAATTAGACAAAAGGTACTATTTTTCTTAATAATTGGCATAATTATTGGTCTCATAGTGTACGGGGGGTTTTTACCTCAATAAATTTTAATAAAGGATATATATATGACAAATAAAAATACAAGAAAAAATAAAAATAAAAAAGGGAAATTGGTGGGTGGAAAGGTCGTAGGCTCAGGAGGGTACGGGTGTATTTTCAAACCAGCTATTAAATGTAAAGACAAGAATAAACAAAAAAATAGAATAACAAAATTAATGACTAGAAAACACGCAAAAGTGGAGTATAATGATATTGTAAGATATAAGCCAATTTTAGAAACTATTCCTAATTATAGTGACTATTTTTTAGTCAATCACGTAGAATTATGTTACCCGGATACATTAACTCGTTCAGATATAAAGGGATATAATGACAAATGCCGGGCTTTAAAGAAAGATAAAATCACAAGTAAAAATATAAATAAATCGTTACATAGATTATCTGCCTTGAATATGCCTAATGGAGGAATTGATATAGGCGATTATGTTGATAAAGAGAATTTTATGAATAATTTCACCAAATTAAACACTTCTTTAATTGATTTGTTGTTACATGGCATTATACCAATGAATAAAAAGAATATATATCATTGTGATGTTAAAGAGTCTAATATTTTAGTAGATGAAAATCAGGATAAGATGTATACTAGATTGATTGACTGGGGGCTATCAACTAAATATATGAATTCTGTTAATATTCCTAAACCACTCTATCGCCGACCATTTCAATATAATGTGCCCTTTTCTAATATATTGTTTAATCATACATTTTCTAGCATGTATGCTGATTTTTTAGCAGATTACCCGAATCCTACGCACTATCAATTGCGCCCCTTCGTATTAGATTATATTTTTATTTGGATGGAGGAGCGTGGTCCAGGTCATATTAAAATAATTAATAACATAATGCGTACATTATTCAAGCATGATATAAATATGAATAAAGAAGCCTTAAACGAAATTATAGAATTTGAATTTACATATTATTATATTGTTGAGTACATTATTGCGATTCTTATTAAATTCAGTAAAAATGGTAAATTTGACGGACATGTCTATTTTACAGAGGTATTTATGAACAATATTGATGTATGGGGGTTTGTTATGTCATATAGCCCTATTATTGAAATGTTAGGTGATAGTTATGACAAATTGTCTAAAAAAGAATTAATGTTGTTTGACCAAATTAAACAGATATTTATTACCTGTTTATTTGAAAGCCCCACAGAAGTAATAGATGTTGATAATTTAGTTTCCCTTTTGCGTAGATTATACTAACTGTTACACACCGTTTTTGAAATTAATCTTTTAGGATGGACAAAATTAAAATATCATATTTTAGTGTCTAGTTATAATATTATACGCATGAATACATAATAAATACATAATACATTTATAAATATATTATGTATAAATTATACGCAACATGCAATAAATGTAAAAAATTTCCAACTTTTTATAAACCGTCGTTGGATGTAGTAAATAGTCCATATTTTAAACACGTGTATGGTAAAAATAATTATGTATACGCTACATTAGAATTATACGAAGAAATACGCAATTTGACAGCTTACTACACAGTTAAACCAACGACATTAGGAAACAATTTAAACAGCAAAAAATCCGAGTATAATGGTGTAACCACTACATATTTTTGTAAAAGCATAATATAAGGTAGAATGAAGTTAGAATTACTTATGTTGGCGATAACTGCTTTTTGTATTTTTAATATATACTATGATGGCAAATATACCAAACTATTAATGTCATGGAAAAAGTATTATCAAATGGGATTTTTCGCAGTTGCCGGAGTTTCATTATATTTATTAATTAAGCGAAATCCGCAAAAATGTCAAAAAATCTTATTAAATGCGAATAACGTCATTAAATATATGCCAATTGACAAGACGTCTATGGACATGATATCTCCTATACTAGATTTTACTAGTAATCGTAATCATGACACAAATGAGTATAATGATACAAACAATTCATTTATGTCTACATTAAACCGAGGTTTAGGATTAGATTCAACCGCCGAATTTGGACCTAGACTTAGTGAAAAACGTATATTACAATCTGGTGGCGGCACTAGCAATAGGGCGAGTTCAGGCGCGACCAAACGTTCAGTTAGTGAAACCAAAAAGAAATATGTGGCTTCGCAACAACAATGGAAATGTGGAGATTGTAACCAAACATTGAATGCCTGGTTTGAAGTAGACCATAAACGACGCCTAGAATATGGTGGAACCAATGAAGTGACCAATTTAGTGGCATTATGTAGAGATTGTCATGGTAAAAAAACTGCTATGGAAAACATGTAATATATAATATATAGTATATAATATATAGTATATATAATGGGTAATTTTTTAAATAGAAATATGGATGCTGCTGTTAGTGGTGGTGCAAACAATGATAATGTGTCTAGCTGGTTTGCGGAAAATAGCAACAGCAATAAAGGCGATAAGGTTGACGGCATTTCTAATTGGGTTACGGAGAAGCTGGGACCAATACGACGTAGTAGTGCTAATGGTGGGAAAGCGCCAGCCGTTCCTATTGGTCCAACTAAGTATTGGACTAATATAACATCACAATTAGTTGGTAAACCCAAGATATTTTATACGAGATTAACATATATAATATTATTAATTTTGTATATTATAGCTATCGCATGTTTTTATATTTATAATCCATACGAAATAGCCTCAAAATATTTTGGAATATCTATATTTTTAAGTATATTTTTAGGACTATTCTTAGTAATGATGTTGTCTTTTTATAATATGTTATATTCCACGCAAGACATTGCAAATTTGGCAGAAAATATACCATTATCAAGTAATCCAGTTTTTTCCATTTTTACAAGAGTGGTGCTTATAATAATTGGACTAGGTATGTCTGGCTTTTTTATAGCCGTATTAGCCGGAGGGGTAAGTAGTTTATCTGGATATAGTGCGAATTTTGAATCAGCCGCGGGAGTAGGAAAATTCATACTGAACATGATTATTATTACTGTTATACTAGCCATTAGTTTTAAAATATTAACTGCTGGCGGGTATATTCAAAAAAGTCCAATATATAAATTGATAGTTAACACTATTTTATACATTCCGTGTATATTAGTAGTTATATTTGATTTCTTGAAGGAGTTTTTTACAGAAGCCATATATCGTGGTAATAAAAAAGTCTATTTGGCTGTTATTGGGTTTATTGTTATATTAACCATATTTTATGGGATTCCATATTTAGATGCGCATATGTATAAAAAGAACGGAACCCAGTTAATAAACATGCCGATACATATTAATAAAGAGTATAGAATCAGCGACTATATTACATTAAACGGTACAGATAGTAAAGAGTATACATATGGTCTTTCTTTTTGGGCATTTATTGAAGCCTCGCCACCAAATGTAGGCACTGGAACATCATATAAAACGTATACATCATTATTAAATTATGGAGGTAAACCTAATGTGATGTATAGAGCATATGATAATACATTGATGATAACACTACAAAAATCGGGAATAGATTCTTCCACGCCGCCAGAAATATTAAATGGTGGCGCAATGCCTATTCAATTAGATGACAATGGTAATATAATTATATATAAATCTTCGGACATTTTACTTCAAAAATGGAATAATATAGTTATTAATTTTAATGGTGGAACTTTAGATATATTTTTAAATGGTGTGCTAGTTAAATCGGCGATAGATGTAGTTCCATATATTACGTATGATTTATTAACAGCAGGAGAAGATAATGGATTAAATGGTGGAATATGTAATGTCATGTATTTTAAGAAGACATTAACTATGAATCAAATAAATAGTTTATATAATATTGTTAAATCGCGAAATCCGCCAGTGGTAGCTGATTTTAATCAAAGTATTTTTACAAATGCTTCAAATTATTATAGTTGAATATTATCTATATTTACACAATAGAAATTTCTAATACTTATATATAATGAGTTATAAGACTTTACTATTTATATTTTTAATACTGATATTGATTTACATAGTATTTCGTTATGTATATAGCGACGTTACAACATTATCATCTACAGTAAATGACGGGACTTCAATGCTTACTGTTCCGGCAACTAGTTTAGCAGGAAATTCTTCCGGAGTTATAGCGACTAATTACACTTACTCTATTTGGTATTATATTGAAGATTGGAACTTAAATTATGGAAATCCTAAAATATTATTTGCTAATATGAATTCAGCTGCAGGGTCGCCGGATCTCAGTACTTTAGCATCTATTAATGCATTGAATCCATCCCCGGCATTAGTATTTGGTCCAACATCAAATGATTTATATGTGTCTTTAACGGTGTTTCCCGGAGTAGATACGGTGCCTGCTACTGCCAGTTCTATTGCGCCTACTGTACAAACATTTACAGTGCCTAATATGCCAATTCAAAAATGGACAAACGTATTAATAAGTGTATATGGTCGTACTTTAGACGTATATGTAGATGGTAAACTGACACAGACAGGTATTTTATCAGGAGTAGCGGATGTTAATAACACACAACCTGTGTATGTAACGCCAAATGGAGGGTTTTCTGGATATACTGCTAATTTTAAGTATTGGCCGAACGCTACAGACCCACAGACTGCGTGGAATATATACCAATCTGGATATGGAGCTAGTTGGTTATCTAGCATATTTGGACAATATACAATTAATTTATCGTTAATGAATGGGTCACAAGTACAGAGCAGCATATCACTATAAACGACATAATATAAATGACATAATATAATTTAATGTAATTATATTATTCATATTATTCATTTCATTCATTTTATTCATTTCTTATTATATATATAATGAATTCTCAATATAGCAGCAATCCATCAACATTTAATCAGTTTTCAACAAATAAATTAGGCGGAGTTAGGGAATTTTTATCATCTAACAGTGCAGTAGCCAAGTTGGCTTTTATATTGTTGATTATCTTTTTATTTATTATATTGCTACAGATAGGCGTGTCTCTAATAGCATGGTATATTACACCTCCTACTTCACCAAAATTAATTGATGGGATGGTGGATGCAACTCAAATGCTTATATTTCCACAAGACCCGACTAATACCGGAGCAAGGACAATAGCTCGTTCTGTAAATGATAATTCGGGGATTGAATTCACCTGGTCTATATGGATATATATAGTATCATTGCCAACCTCATCTACTCATTATCAACATATATTTAGCAAGGGAAATGCGGACTTAGACCCCAACACTGGATTAAATACTCCTAATAATGCCCCTGGATTATATATTAAACCAAACACCAATACTTTAGCAGTTATTATGAATACTTATAATGTGATTAATGAAGAAATAGATATTCCTGATATCCCATTAAATAAATGGGTAAACGTTATTATCCGTTGCCAAAATACAACATTAGATGTCTATATAAATGGTCTCATTACGCAAAGTTTAGCATTAGATGGAGTACCTAAACAGAACTATGGTGATGTATATGTAGCACAAAATGGTGGGTTCACTGGAAACATCTCTAATTTATGGTATTATGATTATGGTTTAGGCACAGCAGCCATACAAGCTTTAGTTAAAAATGGACCAAATATTAATGCGGCTTCTAATGCTGCTACTGGAACAGGCATGAATTTAGTAAATCCGAACTACTTATCATTACGGTGGTATTTCGCAGGGAACAATGATATGTATAACCCATAAACGGTATACACGTAACAATTATTATACATTATAATATATCATCATATATCATAATATAATTATGTCATGTTTAGGTCCAAACTATTTACCTATTCCTCCGAGAGAATGGTATCGTGTACAAAATCGGTGTGTAACGGACGCTAAGCCAATTAATGGTAACACCGCATATCAAGTTGCGGTGGATTATAAAGGGAATATTTTACAATATAAAAAAAATAGTTCTAATTTAACAAAACAACAGAAATATTCTCTTATCGCTAGAGGACTATGGACAAATCGCACTACCACTTGGGCTACTCAGACACAATCATATACTAATCCTAATACGGGTTATTTAAAACGTGTAAATACTGTGAACATTACATTAGATGGAGTAGTTACGGATAAACCGATTACTTGTCCGCCAACAATTCCACCTGCCACACCCCCTAGTTTACCAGGCACTAATACAGCGGGACAACCAAGTAATCCTCCGGTAATACCTCCGCCTCCTCCACCCCAGCCCCCGGGCGCGCCATCTCACCCCCCATATCCTCCAACGGTTCCTGATAGCGTTCCTCCACCAGATGCTGTAGTTGAAGATGGAGGACAGTTACTATGTAATGTAATTGCTGACCCATGTACTGGTAAGTTGTATAAAATTCCTAGCGCAGGGGATTGTCAGCCAACCAGTGCATCGGATGTTCCTGGTAAAATTATAGATTTATGTTATAATGATAATCTTCCGACGTATTATTCCAAACAACGATTAACTATGAACACTAGCGGCAGTAAATGGCCAGTAAATGCGAAATTTATACGGGCGATACCCCCCTAAAATCGGTTTCTTACTACTCGTTTATTGTCTCAAATTAGGATTGACACAAATATCTTGTGACGGGAAAATGTCGCCAGACATACACACGTCATTTGTGCCTACTTCTGTACAACTCCTAAATCCACGGTCTTCGCCGATGAAACACCATCCAGCCTTATTTTGGGATTTGCTCATTTGAACGGTACTATAAGAATCGTCTGCTTCATATGTATTGCCCATTAATCTGGTTTCTCCTATAGCACTATCTAAAGCCGCATCTAATGAATTACGTTTATTATTTGTTGGAAGGATAGTGGCAGATATATCTGCTGGTTGATTAGTAGATGGAGGCATATGTTGATTAGGCATTTGTACATTTGGTTGTATCATATTCATATTCATGTTGTTATAATTGGCGTTATCATTATTATTAGTAACAGCATAATTTGTAGAATAATTTGAATTAACCGGATTCGTTGGATTCATGTTAATATTCATATTCGCATTGTTAGCAGAGTTAAGATTGCTAGCAGCAATATCTACACTACCTGACACCGTATTTGCTACATTGTGAGCAGTAGAAACCACCTCCATTCCAAAAAATTGTAAAATTTTTATAAAATATTGAGTCAAGGTTTGTGCGCCGTATGCTAAATAAATAAAAATATTGAATCCTAAAAATGCTAAAATTAATATAATAACTATCCAGGTTACCCATCCTATATTTAAAAAAGTCCCTGTGTCATTAGTTCCAGTAGTTGCAGAGGATAAATCTGTCCTAATCGCATTTACTATAGAATCATTAGCTGGCGTATTTTCCATTGTATAATAAAAATATATATATTAAATTTTCATTATATTACGATGCCAACTTTATTTAAACGTCATTAAATATAGAAATTTGTTCATGTTAATTAATAATTCATCGCGAACAGTCATTAAATCCGTTAAATTGTCTAATGAGAGACCATTTAAAAAAGCAATATATTGCTTAATTTGCTTAATATAATCGTTTACTGAATTATAGTCATGTAATGGAATTGATTTTACCTGCGTCAAATTTACTCGGTTATGATTAAGTTCTGACGCACTATGTCCTAACATTGTTTCAACAAATGTATCTATATTTGAATTTAAATCCTTGTATAATTCGTCAGTCGCTTTATGCGTAGCAAAACTATGTGTTTTCCAATGATACAATTTGACAGTGTTTAACATTTCAATAAAAGTGAGGACAATTTTTGATTGTTTTGTCATAGTTGTTTTTTTAGACAATCGTTTTTTAGTTTGTGGCATATTATATACATAAGATTAGATTAATAGTTAAATATATATCTAAAGAGGCATATATAACCGCATTTATTTTATTTGCGGGATAAAGGCTTCTCCAAAGTTATTCATTTTATCCAATTTTTCAATTGTCTTATCAAAATTGGACTTATTAATTAGTGCCGTGAATAAATAATCTGTATTAGGAGAATGTTCATTTTGTTTAATTTGTTTATAAATATTATCAATCTTCTGCGTAACATTACTAATTTGGTCTTTATTTTTACATATTTCTTCGTCATAATTTACGGGTTCAGTAAGTAATGCAACCATAAAATATAATATATATTTTCGTCTCCTGACAACTCCTGAGCTATATTTCAAAGTAAACAATTTCAATAAACTATTTGAGACTTTAGTTAGCAAAGTATGTATTTTATTATTTATAGTAGAACGCCGATTTTCAATCTCTGTGAAAAACGCAGACCATATAAGCCATACAATATCCAGTTGACATTTACTGTCTACTGGAATGGTCGGTCTTCTTTCGCATATACATTTTATTTTTTTACTATTACACATAGTTTCATATTCTAAAATCCATTCAATCCAATAACAGGCATCCATAATATTTTTACTATTTGCCGAAATGTTAAATGCAAGTTCATTAATTGCAATAAATAGTTCCTTAGGGTCATCCTTTAAAAAGATTGCGTCGGCATAAGCCATATTAGGGGCTTTAAATCTCTCAGTTAAAGTATCCATGTTAAAGGCATCTTGGGCATTCTTAATTTTGACTTCTTCAAAACTGGGTTTTCGTTTTGTGTCACATAATATACAAATGATTTCGCAAAACAGTTTACGCATTTTATCATTATTTCTCAATCTTATTTCATGATTTACATATCCAGAGGTGATTAGCTCTTTAAAATTTTGAATACGTAAATCTAGATAAATAGCGAGTTTAGGGTTGCCTAAATGAATATGTTTACTATAAAAAAGGAGAATAGTATCCCAAATGTCACTATAATGTCCAGCACAAATTAATTCAGCTACCCAATAACAGGATTGTTCTATTTTTGTAGTAATTAAATTATTTAGCAATTCTTTTTTAACATCGGATTTCTTGAATCCAGAAAAGGTAATCCCTTTAAATTCCTTTTGCTCTCTAATATCATTAATTTCACTAAATTCAGTCATATAATAAAAATCACACAAAAAAAATAACACTAATACATATAGAATGAAAATGATGAATGGAATGAATGGAATGAATGTAATGAAACCAATAACTAATTTTTATAAAAATCTTTCTTCATGGGGGAAGATTCTTATTGGTGTGTTATTGTTATTAATTGTAATATCTTTTTTTAAAGGACTTAAAGCAGTTGGTCCAATAGAAGGTTTCCAACAAAACGATAAGTTTTTAATTAAATCAGGTACTGACGTATATGATAATTTTTATGTAAATATATATGACCATTTAGTATATAATAATTTGAAGGACAATTATGAAATAGGACAAATTGTAAATGCTACTAAACCGACTAGTGAAAGCATTATATTAGATGTAGGTTCAGGAACAGGACATCATGTGGCTGCACTAGAAGCGCAAGGGTTTAAGGCTAGTGGTGTAGATATATCGGAGGCAATGGTGGCCAAGGCCAAAGAAAATTATCCAGAATATGATTTTTATCAACGTGATGTGACTTATGCTTTAGCGTTTGAGCCGAATTCATATACTCATATTTTATGCTTGTACTTTACGATTTACTATATGAAGGATAAGCGTGCTTTTTTTGAGAATTGTATAACATGGTTACAACCTGGAGGGTATTTAATAGTTCATTTAGTAAATAGAGATAAGTTTGATCCAATATTACCTCCTGGGAATCCTTTGATGATGGTCTCTCCACAAAGATATGCAAAGGAGAGAATTAAACATACTAACGTGACATTTGACGATTTTAAATATAGGTCAGATTTTGATATAGACAATAGTAAAAATGTGGCTACATTTAAAGAGAAATTCACTGGGAAAGATGGCAAAACCCGGAAAAATGAACATACGTTGTACATGGAGTCTGATGATATGATATTACAAGAAGCGCAAGATGTTGGATTTATTCTTCAAGGTAAGATAGATTTAGTAAAGGTTGCTTATGAATACCAATATTTATATATACTTGTTAAGCCATCTTGAAATAAATTATATGGTGTTATATTATAATGAGTCGTAGACATAGTCGTATTCGTAGTCGTAAACGAATGAGTAGTCGTAGTAGAAGACGGACTAGTAGTAGAAGACGGACTAGTAGTAGTAGAAGACGGACTAGTAGTAGACGAATGATGGGCGGAACAGGATGGGCAAGAGATACATACGGGCATGCTCTTAACCAAGGTCAACCAGACCCAGTTTATTTTAAAAAAACAGGAGGGAAATACACAGCCGACACAGTAAGTTCAAACTTTATGCGTGGCGGAAACGCAACCAACGGACTACCAATTATAAAACATCCCACATATGGTGAAACGGTTTTTCCGGGACTTGGTGTGCACTAGAGTAAAATGCCCAATACAATAATATTGTAAAGTAATAATGATAATTCCTTTACAATACTTTTTCATTATCATCATTTTGATATTTCTCTCAATAATGATTTATATAAGATTAAAATATAAATTTTGGGCAATACAACCAGTATTTCATGTTTACGATTTCCGTTATTGGTTCATGCCCCCAGGTATAATATGTCAAACATTACCGGAAAAAAACAGATATTGTAATTTCAGGCAGATTGAAACAATAAATTATAATAAATTAACAGATTTAAAATTTAAGCGTGCATTGAGTTTTATACAAGCGAATTATTTAAGAAATAACGATAACATATATTTTCCCAAAAAAAAGCATATAGAAGCTTATTTTACAGGACATAATTCCCCGTCATTTATCTCTCTTTATAATGAAGATGATTTATTATTAGACAGTAAAACAAATGAAACAATTGCGGATTCTAAATTGGTAGGGCTTATGACTACTAGGCCAGTTCACGTACAAATCAATAATGGACATAAAGATGCCAATTTTGACGCCTATTATGTGGATTATTTATGTGTGGATAAGAATCGTAGGAAAAAGGGGCTAGCCCAGGAAATTATTCAAACTCATCATTATAATCAACGGCATTTGAACCCAGCAATTCATGTAAGTATATTCAAGAGAGAAGACGAGTTGACAGGCATTGTTCCTATTTGCGCATATTCTACATATGGGTTTAGTATGAGTAATTGGCGCCAGCCACAGCATTTACCACCACAATATAAGCTATTAGAATGTACTAAGCAGAATATTCACCATTTACTAGACTACGTGAAAATGGAGAATAAGAATTTTGACATATGTATGACATACGATGTCGCTAATTTACTGGAATTAGTTAAAACAGGGAATATATTTATTTATTTAATCTTAAATGAAGCAACTGATATTATTGCTTCTTATTTTTTTAGAAAACCATGCGTTACTATTAAAAAAGAGGTAGAGGTATTGTCGTGTTTTGCTTCTATAAGAACCAATACATTATGCGAAAAAGAGGTATTTATACATGGATACAAGGTAGCGCTTTACGCAATCGTTAAAAAACAGTCATCCTTTCAGTTTGCTGTGCTGGAGGATATTGCACATAATCGTACAATTATTGACAATTTACGTATTAGGACACAACCGGCAATCATCAGTCCGACGGCATATTTCTTTTACAATTTCGCATATCATACATTTAAACCGGAGAAGGTATTGATTTTATTATAGATTTGTATAACAATAAGTTATTCTTCACATATGACGTCATCTATTAATGGGAATATGGTTTTAATTTCATTTTTACACTTGACTGCAATATCCCAGTGTTCGCGTTGAGTGGTTTGTTTATCACCTCTAACTTGTATATAATGTATCCATGATCGTAACGTTCCACTCATATATAATTTTGTTTTTATTAGCCCTTCACTTAATATAGTACGACTTTGTTCTTTTGCGATATTGTTAGTAATACAAAAAGTATACATTTTTTGTTGCGTTTCTATCAATTCATTTTGTATTTGGTTGAATTGCTCTATTAAAGCATCATTACCAGTATTTTCCATAATGTCCACGCTCATTTGTCTATTTTTAGTATCTTGTAGTCTACATTCGCGATTAACAAATCCCAACTCTTTTGTAGCATCCGCATATCTACCACTAAATTCTTGAAATGAAAAACTGCGATGTCGTAATATCTGGCGACTTATATCTCTCGTAGTTTCTATTTCTATACAAATATGTACCATTTCAAATGGGCTATAGTGTTTATTTTTTAGTAAATATTTACACAGTTTTTCGCTTGTTAGCGTATTGTGTTGATTGGCTGGGTTACTAACTCTGGCAATATATGCCACCTGTTCTAACACAGAATAATTATTATCTATAAACCCGCTATGACTTATTAGTTTTACCTTATTAAAATCAAACATTACATAATCATTATAGTTATCTTTATTTAGTAATTATGTCAAATATATTATTTTGTAGATAGGTTATCTCACATACTTTCCTGCTCTAGCAAAGGAGTCCACTATAAAAATGATAAAAATGCCCAAGAATGAATATAGAACCACTTCTTCTGTCACATTATTCGTTTTCTCGTCTTGTTGTTCCTCTAGCAAATTAATCATATAATTTAATTTGTCTAATAATAATGAATTGGTATCCCCAGACATTTGTTGTTGCTGCATGTTAGGACTATAGTACGGTCTATTATTTACGGATTTACTAGGTCTATGCGTAGGCGTGTGTGAATTCATTTGTGAATTGAAATTCTGACTAGTATATTTCTTATAATAATCAGAGGCTAACTGTGTGTTCATGTAATTATTATTTATGTTGTTCACGTCATTCGTATCATCTTGCTGTTCTCCATCAGAATCTAAATGCGCGTAATAATTTTGCTCTTGATTTGATGTAGGGACGCCTGCGCTAGCATTCGCATTATTTGTCATATTCTCTCTAATAATTGTATTTTCTACTCCGACGGAGTTAGGTGGAGGAATAGGCACAAAGTCTCCTAGATTACCTGCATCATTATTGGGAGAATCATGAATCGTTTTTAAGACATTACTTACTTTTTCGGAGGGTAATATAGGCCGTTTTTGTGTTTTATTGTTTGCGTGTTTTTTGGCGTGTATTAGATTACCAGATGTTTCTCGTTTATGTTCATTATTATCTTCATTTGAAACATTTTCAAATGGTGCTGCATACATTGCTAAAGACATCTTAATAAAAAATGATATTATAATTTAGAAAAACGTCTTAAAACAAAATATTATAGCAAAAATAATATCAGTTAATTTATATAATGACAAAACAACAGATAATTACTATAATTTTTCTAATATTGTTAATGGCAGTTATCTTAACAATGCGGACAATATCTATGTATACCTTATTGACTACTAGTTTAGGAAGATTATTATTAATTAGCTTTATTATATTGCTAACCTGTTACAATTCTTTGATTGGATTGCTAATTACATTAATCGTTATTGCTTTATATAATCAACATGCAAACTATGTTGAAGGAATAGATAATACTTTATTAACATCTACTGTAGATATTCCACCACCCACCCATATTGGCGGCAATGCTACTACTAGAAACAGTGGCGACCCATTGAGAGAAAGTTTACGGCCACGGTCATCTAAATCTTTCCCCATACCACCAAAAGGTAATTCTCATAATGTTCAGGCAGCCGAAAGTAACATGCTATCAAACAAGCATTCCGATAAACTTATTAAAAAAAATGCGAGCAAGACGGTATAAATCTAAATATAAATCTAAATATAAATATATAAATATATGACTTATACTTATATTTTTACAATAATATTACTTATATTAATACTTTTAGGAATGTCTGCGTATAATTCCTCCTATAAGCATGTAGATGGATTTACTCCGGCAATTAAACGAATATATAATCCATATATTCGCCGAATGCGTATTTATAAAGAGTCAGTAGTTGATACTACAAAAACATGGATAGTTCGCGCGATTAGAGCTAGTGGGCTTTACTAATACAACAAAGCCGTTGCCCCTGTATATTTTAAT